CGAGCAGCGCATTAAGGCCATAGTGAAAAGGCGGGCGGCCCCTCCCCCAGAGTGCGACCGCCCCTAGGAGAATCAGTGCCCGAAGATTCCGGTCGGAATCGCGATGTCTTCGAGGAACGCGCCCATGCGGGGCTGCACGTTGAGCACGTTGCAGATGATGACGAGATAGAACAGCGTGCTCGACGCCAGCCCGCCCGACGAACCGTAGGCCGGGAACACGGTCTGCCCGCCAACCTCGTAATAATCGGTGGCCTTGGTCTCGACCCGCTCCCAGTACTTGAGCGCCAGGAAGTCGATGCGGCCAGGAATCGCGCGGGGGTTCACGATCATCTCGCGGCCCGCGATGCTGGTCGTCGGGTTCTTGGGCAGCATGTCCGCCGACTGATCGCGGCGGTTTTCCTCGACCATGACGCGCTGAACCAGTGTGGCGTTGTTTTCCCACGCGGCCTGCATGTCCACGTTGCAGTGGGCGACATTCTCGCTCTTGGCGATAGCGTCGGGACCAAGCGCCAGGATCTGGTTGGCTTGCAGCGCCCGCACAATCGCGGGAGTCAGCGCCTTGCCCGCCAAGTTGATTGAGGGCGTGGAGAATTTGCCAGACCAACTGGAGCGCGGGATACCGGTATAGAGGCCGGCGTTGCCGGAAACCTGATAGGTCAGGATGCCCGCCAGCCCCGAGTTCGCCTGAGCGCTCGAGCCTTTGACGAATAGCGACGTCCCCGCAACCACACCAGCGGGCACTGGGCCGGTGAGCCAGATGGCGTTGTTCGCCGAATCGACCGATTGGATCTGGATCCGCGCGATGAACGAACCGCCTACCGCGCTCCAGACGTCCAGAATTTGATTGTCCTGAAAGAAGTTCGCATTGTTGACTTCGAGCCCGTTGGTCAGCGTGCCCACAACCACATCCAGCGCATTGGAGCTGTCGCCCGTCCCTACCAGCGCGTCGAGATAGCCACCGAAGGTCTGGGATGCCTGCTCTTGCGTGAGCTTGACATAATCCTGAATGGCCTTCTCGCTCGAATCCGTGCCGTACTCCGCCAGCGCGGTGTACTCGGTGGCCTGCAGAAAGCTGACGCAGGAGATGTACCCCGGAACCTCTTGGGGACCGCTGCCGCGTTCCATGTCGGCTCCGTCCGCGTTCCACACTCCGAACAGACCGCCAGTGGCAGGCTGGTACGGGATACGCGAGGGACGAGTGGATACGGCTTTGATTTTCGATTTCTGGATGCGCTTCCAGAACACGCTGGAAAGCATCGTGAGCATTTCAAGATCGGGCCGCGTCCATTCGATCTGGGCGGCGATGGATTGGGCATTGCTGCCAGTGGGCATAAAGACTCCTCAGGTTGATTTGGGATCAGCCCGGTAAGTCTTTCGCTCCGAGGAGCCAGCTAGACGCCGCTGTGCTTTGTTACCTTCGCCGGTTACTCAAGCAGTTCGGTCTACGGTTTAAAGGTAGCCGTTCCTTTACCGACTTGCTCTTGCGAATCAGTATACACGATTACTGGTGCAGGACAAGTATGCCAGGAGCCTTCGCGTGCTTCACGCCCTGCGCGATCAGTTGCTCAATCAGCGCTCCATCGCACCACCCCTTAGGATGCGGCGGGAAGCCCTTGAATAACTCGCGGCGCACGATGAAGTTGGTCTTGTCGATGCGCCCCATCATTGGAGCAGCGTCCAGCAGCCGGTACGCGGGCCACGAACCCACCAGCGGGTCTTGCCGGTAAATGCAGTCGCAGTACACCAGTCCGTTGCCCTTGGCTGCGTCCAGCATGATCTGCGAAAAGCCCGCCACCATCAGCCCATCATCGGAAGGAAAGCAGAGCCAGGGGCTTTCGATGCGCTCAGTCTCAACAACCTTGTTAGCCGCGCTGTAAGCATCCCCCATAGCAGTGTGGACGTGCTCCGCTCCAAACCACGCGCACGCCAGCCGGTTGTTATCCACCGATGCATCGAGCGAGTTATCGGCCACGATCACGCGCTTGGGAGCGGGCTGAATGCGGATTGTCGCCAAGCATCCCTCCAGGGTTTCCGGGCGCTGGAACGTGGACACGATGAAGGTTATCATTTGGCGATACGGTCATTCTCCCAAAGTTGGCGGACTCTGCGCTCTTGTCGTGCGCCTTTCTGCCGTTACGCCGCCGCTTGGCGAACGATGGGCTTTCGGCTGGCATCAGAGCCTCACCAGCCAAGAATTATTGCGGTGCTCGACCTTGCTGAATTGCTCGTCAACAGCCCGGGCGACGTCCGGCCACGCCTTTACGCGGTAATCATGACCGGCCAGGATGCCACCCGGTCTCACCTTCCCGCGCCACGCCAGAATATCGGTGTGGATACCGCTGTAGTTGTGATCGGCATCAATGAAGACAAACCGCAGGGACTCATCGACGAACATCCGCGCCGCTTCTACCGAAGACTTCCAGATAACGGGTTGATGGCCGTGGCCGGCGCGCTCCATGCAGTGCCAGAACGCTTCCTGAAGCGGTTTGCCGTTCAATTCCTCACAGGGCCACGGCGCCGGAGGATTCTTGCGTATGTCGATCCACCATTGGGCATACTGTTTTTCGTCCCAGCGGTCCACGCATAAGAACTGTAGGCTCTTGCCACTGGCCTTGATCCTATCCGCCATGTACGCGGCGCTCTTGCCGAGGAACGTGCCGACCTCGATGAGAATGTCTCCGTTGTGCGCTTCCTCCACTGCCTGATCGTAGATGTCCTCGAAGTCGAAAAAGCCCGGTATATCGCGCCATGTGTTAATTGTGGACAAGCAGCACCCCTTTGACGCTGGCAATTCGTTTATTCGCAGCCACCATCTGCGAGCTAAAGAAATAATCCGCGTTGACTGTTCCAATACGGTCCATCTTTCCTTGGAACCCCCCAACCTGATCGAACACACTCCACTTGACAATGAAACACGTCTTGGCTATTCGGTGCAATCGCTGTTTCCATTTGATATATCCAACCCCCTCACCTAAGGCATCGGGTCCAGCAATTATATTTCTGGAGAATACATAATCTGCATTCTTCTTTGCGGCCTGCTTCAATAGACTCTGAGCAAAACCAGGGACCAGATAGGTATCGTCGCAGGGGAAACAGAGCCAGCGGCCCATCGGCATGTTCTTGACCGCCCACTCGGCCGCCCAGTAGCAATCGCTCACCCTAGTTTTGCCGTGCGTGCGCATGTATACGAACTTGCCGCGCATGCCGGGGAAGGCATTCACTTGCTCGACCGCTAGTTGATGCAACTTTGCCGTTGGCTCGTGATCGGCGTTATCAGCCACAATGCACTGGAAATCCTGATGAGATTGGCCCGCTATCGACCACAAAGCCACCGGCAGCATCGCGGGGCGGTTGAACGCGCTAATGATGTAGGTTAGCTCGACGTCGGAATGTCGATCGACAGGCTGCGGAGTTCGCACGCGGGACTTAGCTTTTCGTGCTTTTGAATTGCTCTTGCGTAAGCGGCGCTCATCCATCTGTGGTCGTTCTCCAAGTCAGCTTTCGGAATCTCAAACTCTACACCGCACGTCCGGCATTTGCATTTCATTGATGATGCCTCTCAATCGCTTCACTTCCGATTCAAGCCCCTGGATGCGCTTCTCAGCGCGAAGCCGCCTCTGAACGACATCCTTGCGCCGGCATGCCTTGCAGCTTCCCTCGCGTTTATCCGCGGTCTCGGGATGCGGGTAAAACTCATCGAGCGGTTTCGCCTTCTGGCACTTTCGGCATAGTTTCATACATAATCCTCCGCACCTCGCGCTCCTGCGCCGGCGTGGGCTTCATCCAGCGGCTTGAGCCTTCTACGATCTGCGCGCTCGCGTTGCCGCCGTGAATCGTCTGGATCATGATCGGCGTCCCGTCTGCCCGCAGTGACGAGATCGATTCGCAGTTGGTCAGTCCCACTGCCATCCTCCACTTGTTGTCCTCCGGTGTGGCATCGGGAAACTTGACGCGCTCCCAGGCTTCGCGGCGGTAGAACAGCGATGTGCCGAGCGCGTAGTTGGGAGATTCGTGCTGGTAGAACATCACGCGGTCATCGCGCACGTCGTAGAACATGCAGTTATAGAAGCCGGTTAGGAGCTTGCCAGTTTTCTGAATATGGGCTAGCTGGATCGAGAGGCGGTCGGGAGCGGACCAATCGTCATGATCGAAGTGGGCGATAAAGCTAGTCGGCCACGATGCGACAGATGCCCACTCGATGGCGTGGTTACGCAGCACCCCTACAGTCTGCCCGATATTGGGCACGATCTCTTCGTGAATATCTGGGTCTGTGTTCTTCAGAAATACGCGCCAGCCAGTATTCCAAATCAGTAAGCGCTTGGCGTGGTATTGCTGCTGCTGGAAACACTTTGCGGCGCTTTTGGCGAACACTACTTGGCTAGACATGGGCGTTGGACCGCGCGTCGGCGTGATGCAGCAAATCAGCGGCTCGCTCATTTCTTCCTCGGCTTCTGACAGCGCGGGCATTTCTTAGCGCCTCCCGGTTTGCGCGGGTACCATTTATGCTTACAACTTGGGCACGTCACGATTTCGGCCCCCACCACGAGGGCAATTCTGGACAATGGGCCTCTAGGAAACGTTGCTGCACTCGCATCAAGAACTCAGCCCCATCACGAGGCAAGTGACTTTCCTGATGAAGCTCAAATAAGAGGCCCAGGGCTAGCCTATCACCCTCGTCTAGCCCCCACCCGCTGCCAGCATAACTCCACTTGATTTTATTAAAGGGCCTGCGCCACATGGCTATCTTATACGGTATACGATTACGCGGCTATTGTCAACGGTGCTGGGTAGTGTCCTAAAAGTGCGTTGATGGCGGGATCACGATTTTTTGATCCCTCTCACAGGAGTTCCTCCGATGGGCTGCGGCGGAGGAATAGACGTTATCACTGGACCAACTGGAAATGGGTTAGGGGGTTGAGGTAGATTTGCTTCAATCCAGTCCCAAGCGTCTTGAGGCAAAAACCCATAGTATGGCCTGGTTATCGGCACGATCAGGATTAGGTCCTGCATGGAAAGATAAAGTCCAAGCTCAGCATGTAATTGCTCTGGAGTCTTGCTTGTTGCGATTAACCATGTTGACCCAAGGTAATGCCACCACCCATCCTGCCTCTTCAAAACTTCATAGAAGGGCGTGTAGGACATCAGGGGCGTTTTGAGATCATACGTGACCAGTAAAACGCGGCTCATGAAGCTCTCTCTCCTTCATGATCGCTTACTGGTTCTTCAGATGGCGGGCTACGGGGCGTGACTGGCAACTGAGGCGTTAGCTTGTCTAGTTCTGACCCTCGGAGTTCCTTCCGCTCATCCCCCCACTGCGGGATTTGGCTTGACCGAATCCTATCCATAAGCTTCCCTAAGGAGTCTTTCTGGCGGTGCCAGCGAAGTAAGAAATAGGTGCCGAGGCTGTATCCCACCAAGGTTGCTACTAGGAAGCTGCCAAAAATGCGATTCCAATCATTCGGGATCGTTGGCAAGGCAGCGGTGCTGGTTATGGCTACCGATATCCAGATTGATCCAAACGTTAGATCGGTTCCGATCGTTTCCGCTTCGGTTTCGATCCGATTGAAGTCTTCCACAAACACCTCGTAGGTTTCCACGGGTGCGTGTCGATGTCTTCGAGTTTCGATATGGGCATCATCAAGTGGCATCGCGAACAATCCGAGCAGGAAGTCTCTAACTTGCAACAATCTTGGTCTCATGGGTACACTCCAGGTAGACCAAGTGCGCGGTCAGCGCGATTCCAGCGCCCTGACTTGCAATCACGGTTGTAGTTTTTGTCTTCTTAGCTCGCCCTTTATTCTACGCTAGTAGGTCCGCGATATCCCACACGCGATCCGTGATGCCTGCCTGCATCGCAGGCGTAACGCGCAACGTGCGGTGAATCCGGCAAAAGTTGTAATAGGCGAAGTGCAAGCAGAGCGCAGCCCAGTGGTTCTCCCACTTCTTGGAGAACGCGTTGGTCAGGCGGGTTAATCTGCGCATCTGCATTCGCATGGTGAGATTCTGACGTTCGATATGCGAGGTGCAAACTTTCTTCAAATCGGGATTGCCGAGGACTGGGACCACCTCCGTGCTTACCACTTCAGCCGGTGAATACCGCCGCTCTCCATCGGGAGTCGCGCGGTAGACCTTAATCAACTGGGCGAAGTCCACGCGATCAGCAAGCGTGTTTTCGATGGCCGACTTGTAGGGCGTGAATCCGTCAGTGCTGATTTGAAAATTCTGGGGTGCGGTTGCATGGCGCAAACCTTCGATGAAGATATCCGTGGTGGCTTGGTTGCGTTTGCCGAGCGCAAAGTTGAGAACCAACTTTGAAGAGGTTTCCAGTGCGACGAAACAGTAGGCGTCACCATAGTTCGGATCGTCGTCTTCCGTGACAGCCTTTTGCTTTTTGCCGATAAATCCCCAAATCTCATCGGCCTGAACATCCTGGACCGGGACGTTCACAATTAGACGGCCTAGAAGCTTCTCGCATCGTTCGCCAGCAGCAACCAACAACTTGAGGATTGTATCGCGATGCAGACCGCTGAGGCGCTCGATAGACCGCACAGAGCAACCTTCGATGAGTAACTGGAGAACTTTCTCCAGCCGATCCATCGGGATCGTGGAGCCTTCAATGCGATCCGTGGGTTTCTGGCTATAGGTCTTCCTGCATGCCGTGCAACGAAACCGCTGGCTACCGTTTCGGTTGGTTCCGAACCGCTGACCTTCAGCTTTGCAAGTGGGGCATGTCATGAATCTATACTACAGCAACTGCCTGCTGTTGTCAACGCAATAAAGGGTAGACGCACTAAGTTTCTGGCTTTACTTTGGGGGATGGAATGGGTAGAATTGGAAGCGCAGGACGGGTGTAGTGCCCCTCTCAGGACTCAGACCCGTCCGCGTTGTTTAAAGTCAATCAGTTATGGTGGTTCTATAGTAATCACCCCCTCTCAGGCCCGATGTTTCAGCATCGGGCCTTTGACATTTCCGTGCGGTAGGTCGGGTCTCCGCTCTGAAAAACAGAGACGGCCTGTCCGCCCGCTCTTGCGAGATCGTTAAAAGCCTGTTGCGTGGATTGCCGACTAGGTAGCCACATAGCGTCCATTCTGGTTCGGTTCAATTTTCCCACGCTCTTTTAGCTTGTAAATTACCGTGTAAGGATACCCAGCATAGGGCTTGATACCCTCATTGATCGCCTCCTGTTTGACTTCTGCCGGGGTCATTCCATTCGGCCCAGACTTTTGAATCACGTCGTAAACGAATGAGGCCTTGCTCGAATTGGATGCTATCTGGACTTTATGAGCAATGGTTGTTCGAGGTCCCCAACGTTTAACTGTCCGGTGGCGTTCCGTCAGTTCCGTATCGCTCGCGTATAGGGTAATTGGGTAAACCTAGTTACCCTGCCTAGGTCTACCCCCGGCCTTGATCTTGCGCTTGGCCGCTATCTGCCTGAAGTACTCGCTTCCACGTTCGGCGGTTTTCAGCCCTCCGAGCTTCCCCAGAGTGACGGCAGTTGAAGGAACGGCGATCAGATCATCCGTGAGTGCGAGTGCCGAGGTGAGAAGCTTGACGGCCCGCTTGGTGCGATCCTTAGGAAGATCCGCCATCGAGATTACAGCGTGTGCTTCGTCGATCAGATTACGGAGTGCGCGCAGATCGTTCTCGCGGGATTCTTTCGCTGGCATGAATCCAGAGTACGCGCGATACACTAAACTAGCAACCGGTTGCTGAAAGCCATCAACGCACTTTTAGGACACTACCCGTTTCCACTGGACCTGTCGGCCATCCTTCAGCACAGCTTTACCGGCTTGCCAGTTGGCCGCGCTGTTGAATGAATGCTTGTAGTCAACCTCATCGCTCGATGGCGGCTTGCTGACCTGCGTGAATCCCTGCGCGGCTTTGCCGTTGACGGGCGGCGTGAGTGGTTTTCCTCCGGGAGGCATGGGCGGTTTCGGCCCCGGCTTCGCCGGCATCACCTGCTCGAATGCGGCCTTGAGCGCGGCGGGTACCTCAGTGCGGCTGATCTCGGCGGCGTAGCGCATGAAGCCGTTTTTGTCCTTGGCGCTGAAGTACCGCTCCAGCTTCTCGGCGTGGCGGGCCTGGATAGCTTTGTTGAGCTTCGATTCAAATAACTCGCGTACCGCCGCATCCTGCCCATCGGTGAGCTTGCGGCCGCCAGCCAGCCGATCCCACTCGCTCTGGAACGTGGCCTGCTGTTCGCGGGCGGTTTCGGCCTTCCACTGCTCGCGGGTAAACTGTGTGCGCTCCTGCTCAAACTTGGCGCGGTCGGGATCGGCTCCGTTCTGCTGCTGAGGCTTGGGCGCTTCGGGTTTCTTCTGCGACAGCTCCAGCATTTGCCCATAGAAGCCCTGGATCTTTTGCAGTTGCTCGACCGCCCGCGGATTGTCCGCCACCAGATAGTTGAGCAATTCCAGCGCGACTGGCACACGCCAGGAGTCCATCGTTGCCGCGAACAACCCCGCCATGTGGGACGTGTACCCATCAGGGCTGATCTGCTGGAACTTGTCGAGCGCGGCGGGCATCAGGCGGACCAGCGCCTGCTGGCCCTCAGGTGTGGCCGTCATGTGCTCCAGCGCCTTGGGATCGCCAGCAAAGTAGGTTTTATCGAACTCCTCGAAGGAACCAAGGCGTTCGGCCATCTCGCGCAAGCCGTCCGCCCCGCCGCGTTCCTCGACCAGCGAGCGCATGGCCTGCAATTCCTTGAGGCCTCCGGGTAGCTCCTTCTGATACTGCGCGTGGGCATACAGCGCGTTGCGGAATTGCTTCTCAAGCGCCGGATTCTCGGTCTTCAGCTTATCGAGGTACTCTTTCGCTGGCGCAGACAGCCGGCCGTTTTCGATGGCGGGCACATCGGCCGATATGGGCGCTGGCGTTTCCTCTGCGGGCGTTTCGACGGCTCCGAGCGTATCGGGAGTGGTCTCAACTGGCGTCTCTTCAATCGCTGCCTCTAGGGGCGCGTCTAGTACGGCTGCTTCGTCCATGTGAATCTCCTAATTTGGTAACCGCTTCGGATCGAACCGAACATACATCTCTCCGAACCCTGGATAAACCATGCAAACCGGGCCGCGCCCTACTAAGTAATAATCCCGAGTCCGCAGCAACGGTCTAGCCCATCCGATCAAGGCGATGGGGTCTATTTTGGAAAATCCGGTAAGCATACTCACATGGTAGCGGTAGCGCCGGGGATCTCAGGTAACCCAGGAGCCATCGCGCCGGGTTTCTGCTCAGGCGGTTTCTTGCTGTCGCCCTTCGGTTCGCCCGCGGGCGATTCAGCCGGTGGCGGCATAGCGGCGGCCATCATCGCGGCTCCCGCGGCTACGTGTTGCTTCCAGTGCAGTACCACGTTATCCACGCCCGCCTGGTTACCATTCCCCAACTGGCGGCGGCAATCTTCGCTATTGAGCCAATCCTGACAGGCGGCCGCTTCCCACTGGTGGAAATCCCAGTCCTGTACGGGTACGGTCGATTCTGGCTGTGCGGGCTGGTACGGCGGCTCGGGTGCACCCATCTCCTGCGCCTGGATCGCAGCGGCGGCATGCTCCATGTCGACGGCTTCGGACTGCGCGGGATCGGGCGGAATGGGCGAAGTCTTGAGCAACTGCTCAATCTCAAACATCTGCTTTTTCCAGGATTGCGCCCGCTGGCTGACCAGTTCCGGGAAGCCGTTCAGTTCCATGAACGTCTCAAAATTCCGCGGGCTCTGCATCATCTCCATGCCGATCTCGCTATCGCCGATGGTCGCGAGAATCTTATCGAGAGTCGCGCGTTTCGCCTCAGTCGATTCCGGGAAGCTTGAATCCTCATCCGGGTAGCAACCGAACTGCCCCTTGGTCATCTTGGCGATTTCGATGGTGGCTGTGGCGCCGGATCCGCCCGGTACCGCAATCGGTTTGGCGTAGTCGGGATTCTTGGTCGCGAGCAGCGCCGCTTGGAAGTAGATTCGCGCGAACATCCACTGCATCGGCATCCAGATGGTGCCCTGCTGCCCCATGGCCTGCGCTCGGGCCTGCGCGTAGCCGCTCGCGGTCTTCTGGTCCTCCATGGACGCACCGAACAGTGCCGGGGGAGCAGCCAGCATGAACTGCGGGAGTTCGCCCTGAAGCTGCTGCATGTCCTCGATGAATGTGGCGGGCAGCTCGGGATTCGGCTCACGGAAAAAAGAATCCTCCATCCTGGAAGTAGGCATTGGAAGCTTCTTTTGTCGGATTGCATATGGGTCGGCCCGCTGTTTCGAGATGGCGTCGAATTCTTGGTCATCCGCACCGATCCAGGTCGAAGGGAATCCGGTGTCCCAGATCTCCCGCGTGGTGTTGCGCGCATCATTGAAGGCGTCCTGGATCACCAGAAACGAGTCCATGAAACCGGGGCGGCTCATACCCTCGCCCTCGGATGGGAACCCGATCACGATCGCGTCATCCATCGACTGCGGATAGGCACCCGCGTAAATGTCGCCGATGAACGTGACGCAGCAGCCCTCAGGGAATAGTTCATTGAGCCGATCGCCAACAGTGGCCGCCATGGAGCCATCGGCCTGCTCGTCAAGGCGTTGCTTCATCTTCTCGTCCGAGAAAACCTCAGGCCGCAGCCAGCAGCGCATGCGGGCGACCAGATGCGAGTAGGCGTCGGCACTGGACATCTCCGAGCGCGACCCTTGCAGTACGTTCAACCGCGCTAGCCGTTCATAGGCGCTTTCGCCCAGGCCGGACATCCCCGGTTTGATTTTGTCCGCGATCTCCGGGAACTTGGCGTAGTCCGCCTTCGCCCACCGCACATCGGGATCGTCCGAGATGAACACGTACAGGCAATCGTCCTGATTCCGCGCTAGGATGGGCACTTTGGTCTCGATGGTGCCGTATACGTCGGTGGTCTCCATTTGCCGCGGCGAACCATCGGGGTTTAATCCGAACTTCTGGGCATTCGGTTCGGTGTGTGTCCATGCGACCACGCGGCCGCTCAAGCCCATCATGCGGGCAATCTTCATCTGGACCGCTTTTACGTTATTCGCGCGGTCGTAGATATGCCGGTAGCCCTCGGCGGTGTTGGCGGCTTCCTGGTCCTCCTGCCGCTCCTGCTCTATCGGATCGAACTTGATGCCGGGTGGGTTTTGCGTCAGGACGGACAGGTTCACGCGCAGGTAGGGCCGGTACAGGTTGTACGCGTCCACATAGTTGGGCGCTTGACTCAGGCCGCCCATCAGATTGTTCGCACGTCCGCCGGGAGTTACACCGATGAATCCGCCGCCGCCTTGACCGCCCTGCCAGATGACGTGCTGCTGGCCGACTTCGTACAGCCGATTCTTCCAATCGCGGCGTACTTCCTGACGGCGCAGGTATTTCTCATTGCCCTGGAAGTCCTTGACGCACTCGCGCAGCGCGTTGACCAGTTGCTCGGGAAGCTGCTCGAAGTTTTCGCCGTAGGGCCGCTCTTGTTCTTCGATAGCGGGGGCTGGTGTCAATTCCGGCTCACCTTCTCCGCGATCTGTTCCGCGTGCGCGATGCGGTCCTTGATGTCCCACCGCAGCATAATCGCCGCTGCCGCACGTCCGAATAGTTCACAGCAGAGCGGATTGCCCTCGATATTCTGCCCGCCGCAGTATGGACAGTTCACGGACGATTGCCGCTCTTGATGAACGGCGATCATCTGCTTCTCGATGTAGGCAATCCGCTCCGCTGCTGTCATGCTTTATCGGAATCCTCCATCTCGGAGAATGCGCCGCCCTTGGCCGGATCAAGCGGAATACGCATGGGAAAGTTTTCGGCCTCGCGATGACACTTAGCCTTCCACTCTTCCCAAGTCATTCCGCAGTAGGCTAACTGCGCTTGCTTGTCCAGCTCTTCCAGAGACGCCATAAATCACCCCTTGAGCAGCAACCCCAGGAAGCATCCCAGGGTCGCCGCCAGCACTAACGCCGTGAGTTTCATCGGTTATCCGTGATGGTCACGCTGCCGGGGAGATTTCCGGTGACCGTGTTGAAAATGGCCGTCGTCCCGCCGATCTTAACCCACTGCTGATCGATGATGACCACGCCGCCGCCCGCGGCCTCCGCTAGATTGACGGCTTCCTGCAATCCGAACGTGGCCGACGCCACCGGATCACCTTTGCCATGGACGTTGGCGAAGTCCGCCGCGAACGATACGCGGTCGTAGTCGGGACGGCCATTGCCGGTCACACTGGACGGCGTCACTTCCTCTGCGTTATCCGCGCTGCCCACGTTCACCGGCGCGTTATCCGCCAGCGGATAGAACAGAATCCCGTCGATGGTGGTCGTGTAGCCGAAGCTCACGATCAGCGATTGCGCGACCGGAGGCGAAGCCGGCGTGTCGATCAACGAATCGACCACGAGAGCGTTGGGACCACCGGGTGATCCATAAGCGAAATTCGCGGCGATGTACTGCCCGCCGAAGACTGAAGGGTAACCCATGATATTCTCCTTGTGCCGGTCCTGACGCTATGCGCCGCCGGATAGCTGAGTGGGACTACTTTCGCCTGCCATCGGACAAGCAATTAATAACCCTGCATCATCGGGGCGCTGCCACCAGTAGGAGCGCCCATTTCGGGAGCCGCGCCCTGTGCGCCGGGATACGCCATGATGTATTCGGCTAGCCCCATGTCGCCCGATTCCTGCGCCATCTGCGCCATCGTGGTGACCAGATCCGACCCGCCTGCTGCATCGGCCATCGGATCTGGCTCGGGATCCGGTGCGCCGCCTGAAGGTGCCCCGCCGCTCGGGGCACTCATCTTGTCGGCTTGCTCGGCGTGCTTCGGGTTCATGTGAAACTTACCGGCCTTGTCATTGGGCATCGATGGTCTCCTCTGGCTCAACCTGCTGCAGAAACTCGCGCCACGTCCGCGCCTGCAATACTTCCGGCTTCTGGCGTTGTGGTGATTCTCTCACATCGGGCGGCGTAACGGTGATCGTGGGAATATCCTGAACGCGCCGCTCAAGTCTGCCGATACGCTGCTCGTAATCCGCACGCATCGCGGCCAGTTGCGAGCGACCGTGGAAGATCCACTGGAGCCAGAGCCTTAATCCCGCCATCGTGGTCTCCCGACTCGCGTCGTGCTCATTTCCTGCTCCTTGAATTTCGCCATCGCCATTGCTCTGGACGTCATCACGTCGGTTGTGTTCGTTCCTTGGATGGAATTATACAACTCCTGCGCCCGCACGTCACGCGGGGCTTTGGATTTCGGGTTAAGCATCGAATGCAGGCCATAGCGGAGTCCGTCGCAAACGTCTTCCCAGAGTGCACCAGCTATTCTCTCTACATCGTCGGGATCATCTTCCGCGCGGATCGCCATCGGAATATTACTGATCGCTTGTGGGCATTCCGCGCTCACAAAAAACGCTGGTCCTTGCAGCGCGCGCTCATCGCTCACGTTCGATCCGGCAAGGTGCGCTTGCCTCAGGCAGTTGTACATGAACCGCCAGCCCATGACGCGGTTCTGATCGGCTGGCTCCGGGCTCGGCAGCTCGTAGCGATTGAGCACGGCCCGCAGTTGTTCGCCGACGGTGTGCGCACCGCCTGGTTGTTTCGCGCGTTTACCGAAAGCGTCCTCAGAGAGAAAGAACCTCGAGATCTGTGGGCGCTCGTCAATCGGCGTCAGTCCCGCGATCTGCAATGCCAAGTCGGACTCCGGTACGTTGGTCACCACCATCTCGCGATACGCGATCACGATATCCATCGCGTGCTCACAGCGGCCGCCGAATAGCTCCATCCACTTCGACGGCGCGACCTTGCCCGACGCGAACCAGTAGTGCGCCGCGTGCTCGGCAAATGCCCAATCCTGAGCCATCCAGCGCGTCCACCACGGTTGGATGATGCGGTTGACCATCGAGGTAGGCAGCACGCATTTCTGCGCGTCCCAAGCCCCGGCAAAGTACTGGCCCTCGAAATGGTCGAAGCTGCCGAGCAGGTAGCCCGCGCGGATGGACTCCGGGAAGGCGTCGTACTTGCGGCCCTCCGAGGTCTCCGTGATGAACATCTGAAACCGTGTGGCGCTGGGCAGTTGATAGAAATTGTGCTCGCTGATCTGCACTTGCCCGCGAAACCATTCGTAATTGTCCCAGCCGAACACGTGCATAAAGGCGTAGGATTGCGGTTCCTCGCGCGTGGTGTACTGCTTGGTCCAGAAGATGCGGCGCAGGTAGTCGGCCGACTTGCCGCCTGGATTAAACAGCAGCACCAGCTTGCAGAAGCCCTCAGGGATCCCGACGTCCTGCTTGGTCCAACGTGCGGCCATCTTGAAGTCCTGCAACTCGGCCTCAGTGAACTGCTGCGCTTCGTCCACAAGAATAAACGCGCTCTGGTAGCCGCCGCGAAACTTGCGTTCCACATCACCCGCGGTCTCCGCGAATGCGAATACGATGCGGGCGCCGCTGGCCAGCTTAAGTTCCTTGTCGTCGGCGCGGTAGTGCTCACGCAGTTCCGGATACGCCAAGAAAAGCTCGTCGATGTGGTTCTTCTTGAGATCGTCGAATACGCGCCGGATGATGGTGATTGTGAGGCCGGGGTATTGCGCGCCCAGCTCGAGCGCGAGACGCAGGGCGCAGTTACGGACGCCGGCCGATTTGCCGCCGCCCTTTGCGCCGCCGAATCCGATAGTGGTGGCGACGTGACGACCAGTGGCGATCAGGAGATCGTACAGTTTTCGCTGCTTGTGCTGAAAATGGAGGTGCGTGCTCTTATGCTACCCTGATGCCGTGACACGCGGGCTAAAGGGCGCGATGCAGGGCCGCAACAAGCGGTATCCCGTTCGTCACATCGTAATCAACGGGCGTCCTGCTACTGAGTCACTCGTGACGGCTGCAGATGCGCCTGCCAGCGGTGGGACGGCTACCATGCCGAGCGAAGAGCTGGTTAATCTGAACACGCGAGCGGGCTTACCGGCCCATGATGCGACATCACAGCCGGGGGCAATCTCAATACGTGGGCCTGTAGCGTAAGCAGGGCACCCGCGTAAACCTGCGGGCCTAAGGATTTCGCGGAAATGGTGCGGTAAACCTAGGTGGAACTGTGCCGGGTTTCATTCGTCCGTGCCGGTTACCTGGCTGATCTGCACCTTCAGCACGTTGCCCTCGTGATCACCGTGCTTGAGTAGCGTGGCATCGCCGTATTTCTTGGGAGATTCCTTGCCAGCCTGCCACTTTTCCGTGTCGATGATCACCCGCGCTTCGTTCGGCCCAAGCTCGCCTGACAGCACCATCGCGCAGTAACCGTCGATGCGGTCAGAGCGCGTTTCAGCACGCATTTCCCGCGCGCGCGTGTAGTCGTTGAAGAACTCGGGGTGAAGCCTGAACCATTTGTAAACAGACGCCTTATCTGGCTGGCCGTCCTCTTTGCAGATGCGCTCAAGATTGGAGCCAAGCGCGACGAGTTCGCAAATTCCCTCAGCAATCTCAGGCGTGTAGCTCGATGGGCGTCCCACAGGATTTAGTTTACTTCAACTTGGCGAGCGCTGCTTTGAGGCTCTCGCTTTGGTGCAACTTGAGGCGCGTGTCCATGCGGTTGAACTGCTTGGCGCTGGTTTCGCTGAACCCGTCTGGTTTGCGGGGAGCAGCGGCTTTCCACTTGCGCCCGCGGCGTGGATCGCGCTCGGCTTCGTTCTGCATGACCTGTGCGGCTTGCAGACGTTGCGATTCCAGTTCGTAGTTCATATTCCCATCCGTTTCCGCGGCTGCTCGTCTGTGGTGGCCTTGCGGATCATACGTGCCTCCAGGTCCACCGCTTGATGATCGCCACGGCGGTGTTTTTCGCTATTCCGAACTTATCCGCGAGTGCCTTGTACCCGTAGCCGCGCTTGTCGGCCCGATACATGGCGCGGATTTGCAGGACGTCGCCCGCCTCCAGCTTCGCCGTGTGGACTCTTTCGCCGACCGCTTTCATTGCTGCCTCCCCGCGTCGATCGAGCTAAGTATCTGCGTCACGTTCGCCAGTGTCCGCCGTTCGCTTGCGATTCGCGCCAACAATTCGCGCGTAGTTTCTTTCTTCCCCAGTCTGGCCGTGAGTTTGTCGTAAACCTCGTTCACGGCATCCAACTCGCCGGGGTGTTTCGCCTTGAGCTTTTGCCCACTCAGGCAGTCGCACCAAATGCCTCTGGGACCGCCCAGGAAGCCGCCCACGATGCCGGAGTCTTCGCAGTCGGGGCAAACTGGCTCCGGTGGTCTGGGAGCCTCGTACACGGGCTCCTGGATGGCATAGATGGCCTCGCGAATGTTGCGCGGCATCGGGCAAGGCGTCTCCGGGTCGGCGTTGTCGAGAAACGTGGCCGTGGCGCGGCGGGCGATTTCTTCGGTGTCGGAGCATTCCATCGCTAGCACCAATTCGCCGAAAGCCGCCGGCATGTCGCGCGGGAAATTTCTCATCTGCCCAAATTTCAAGCAATAACCAGCCGCCATTTCTTTTGAGATCATAAGCCTATCCCCTTCAATAACATGTCTTGTTTGTTGCTCTTAGCTCCGTTCGATGGAGCCACAATCTCATCGTTCCAGCGCCCCGCGTTGAGCCACGTCGCCCCGTAAGGCCGTTTACTTGCATCGCGCGACATCATCTCCGGCGTTTGCGCCTCGACCGCCTCCATGACCGCCACATGCAGCGCAGGTGTGGTCACGTGCGCCGCATAAGCCCTCCACGCATCGGACTTGGCCTTCTTCAGCCAGTAGCCGGACCAGAACTCCTCGAACTCTGGGGACGCCTCGCTTCGCGAGAGCTTTTTCTTCGCAGAAGGTTTTTCTTTTTCCGTAGTTTCTTTCTCAGAAGCCTCTGCCATAGCCATAGCCACGCGCGAGGGGTGAGATTTCTCAGAAACTTCTCTGCCAATTCTCCGAGGTGTGTTGACGTCAACGTTATACCTTGGCAGAAAATTCTTAGAGTGATATCGGAGGTTTTTCCAAACTAGATCCTCGCAGTGGTCCGGCCAGTCATGGACAATCAAACGATGTTCTTCGTCGACGTCCAGCCAGTTAGATCGGCACGATATTAATGCCTCGATTAATATCGTAGGTTTCTTTTTCCAGCACACAGCCTCTGCTATGGCCGCGTCAGGCAGGCTTCCGATGTCTCCGCGCGGAGTGGCTAAAGCTGTATGGTCCCATAGCATCTGCATGATGCCAACGGCGTGAGGAAGTGGGACTCCGAGCGCTTCAGCTAGCGCATACATCTTCGGATGTCTAGGTGTTCCGCGTTTCGTAAATGACTCCCCTTACAACTGGATGGGGGGCGAACGTAAGGGGTTGTCGGCCCCCCGCCTCCCAGTTCACATCGTCACCTGGCCGGGTGACCACTCAATTATGCGCCTCCCGGCACGCGCTTGCAATAGAAAAATGCAGGCACCGAAACAGCCCGTAGCGAATCCCGCCCACGCCGCCAGGTGCCCGCCGCGGCGGTTTGCGGCGCGCGTACAGTTTCTCCGGGGCTCGGACGGCCCTTGGGTGCGGCAGCGAGACGAGCGCCACACGCGGGCGTACAGGCTCCACGCCGAAGCGTTCGAGGATGGCCGACCTAACGGAGCGCTTCATGGGCGATACACTTTGGCGATCCATTGCGAAAGCGGTAGCGGGATCTTGGCTATTTGGGCACTGGCGGCTTTACGGGAGTCGGATCGGCTGGACGCTCGGCGCTGAAGTGAGCAGTTTGCCCCGGAGCCGAACCAGTCGCCGCCGTTCTTGACGGATTCGCGGTATCGTTGCGCCGCGGTGACGTTGAATCCTTGTGCCTTGTACCCCGGCTTGCCATATCCATCCCGGCTGTTCATTGATGGTACCTTGGTTCCGTTCAGATGGCCTTGCGCTAACCCGCCTGGCGGGAAGTGCCCCGGCGCCAAACCTGGAACCTTCGTACCAGCGACTGCGGCAGACTGGAAACTACCGCCCGACTTGCCAGTCTTCTCAAACTGGTGAAAGTTAAAGCCGGGGACCTTCAGGACTTTGGACGGAGGCATCAGCGCGGGCACGTCGCCCCACAGATAGAAGCTCCCGAAGTGCCACGCTGCCCGTCCTACCCACGGCTGGGCGCCCTTGACGTTCTCCACTACCAGCGGAATGTACCAACCGGCAGCTTCGCTCGCTTCCCGCTGGATACGGAAGCACGCCTCAAATAGCTCGTTGCTCGGCGGCGGCAAAGCCTTGGCGCGTTTCCAGGGCATCGCGCGGTAGCTGTACGCCTGACACGGCGGACTCGCGACGATCAGCGCGGCATCCTTGAACTGCGACCCGTGCAGCGTCAGAACGTCTTGCAGGACCAACTGCCCTGGATACCCACCCGTTCCGTAATCGTGGCGCTCTATGTCGAACCCAACGACGCGATAGCCTTCAGCGAGTAGACCCTCCGTCCAACCTCCGAGGCCGCAGAACAAGTCTATGGCAAGCGGTTTCAATCCGCGCCCTCCCTGCTCATGCGCGGTCGCGCCCCACGCATATGCCCGCCGCCCTCGCAATAAGGCTGACCGCCTTCGCGCCGATCCCTTCCCGTTGCGCGATCAGCGAATAGCATTCCCCGCGCTTGGCGGCCTCCACCACGCGATTGCGGCGGTTGATCGACTCCATGCGCCTGCCGGTCATCGGATCGCTCCAATCGCCCGCAGCGCCTCGGCCGGCGTCCGTGCCGTGATCGGCAGAGGACCACGCCAGTTCTGGTTCCACTTCTCTTGCGAGTCACGCGCTTTGCCCTTGGCGCTCTTGCACTCAAGCAGCCGCAGTTCGCCGCCCCACCATACCAGTAAATCCGGGCACCCTCCGCCAACCGCCGAGAGCGACTGCACGGATGCGCCAACATCGCGGAGTGCCTCAACGATGGCTGTTTGCGTGGCGTCCGTGCGCCCTTGGTGGCCGCGCCTCATGACAGTTCCTCTGGAGGATGGGATACAAACGGGAAAGCGACCATATTCTTGGGCCACGGTTTTTGCTCGTATCCGTCGCGATCATTCAGGTAGACGTGAGCGTGAATCAGCGTGGCGGAAGCATTCTTGGATGCCCTGTCAGGCAGGTTAAACGCGGCCTCCGCAAGCCCGAGCAGAATCCAGCATGCCTTGAGATCGCCCGCATCCTCCGCGAACCACCGTCGCGCCAAGTCTGGGGGAGTGCCTGGAAATACCCTGCGTTTATAACTCATTACGCGGCCCCGCTCATCTCTTCGCAGCACGCCGCCATTGCGGGCAGCATATCCGCTCCGCCTTGAGTCTCGACTTTCTCCAGCAAAACCTTGCAGACCTCAGCGAGTGGCCTGCTGGATTCCTTCTGCCAGCGCTGGATAGCCTCGCGAAACGGCCTCAGCCTAAGCTCGTAGGCGTCCCCGTACAAACGCTTGGCGAGGTCTCGCGCGTCCAGCAATTGGGCCGCGATTCTTACGGTGGACTCATTAAGACTCATGCGAAAACCGCCTTCCACGCCCGCCAGTACCAAGGCACGCGCTGCTCCACGGGCACCCACACGCCATCCAGCAGCTCGGCAGGCACCCACACGCGGCGGTCGTCCAGCACCATAGGCGCGGCTTGGCGCAAATGGAGGGGGAGGCAACCGACGATGTAGTGGACGCACTTCACTTGGCCGCCTTTCGTTTCGGGGCTGTGTTCTTGCGGATCGAACGCAGTGTAGCCGGGATGCCAATGAAGTTGGGGCACGCCAGTAGACGATTGAGCGTCTGTAATTCACTACGAATATCCATCAAGACCGCTATACCCACGCGCTCCCATGAGGGGATGCTTCCGTCCTGGTCAGCGACCATCCAATCTATATTTCTCTTAAGTCGATCCACTGGCATGGTGTAAGTTTCCCGCTCTGCGTTTACCCCAAGCGGTTGCAGATTCCGCCTCCAGGTGTGGGCCGCTGAGCCGGGTCGGAGGGGCCGATTCAGGGGCAGGGACAAACGCAGGGCGCGCGACTTACGCCGCCCGCTCCTTAGTCCTCAGTTCCGCGAGCGCTAGATCAAGCCCACGGGCTAATAGTTCTTGCAGTGTCGTGCCCGCCTTCGCCGCTTCGCTTTTAGCTTTCCTTAGACGGCTATCGGGCAGCCGAACCGTCGTATGCTTCATTGGGTCCATGTGGTGAGTATATGTCAAAATAAAAGTTTGTCAAGGGGATTGACAAAATGACTACAAGGCGTAGAATGAACTTATGGAACTCGTCACTAAGACATGCCGAAAATGCAGAGGTGAGGGCGCTACGCCCAACAACTGCCGCTGTGAGTATTGCGACGGGAAAGGTTTCGTTGTAAGCGAACCAGAACCTACTACGCACCTTGACCCGCGCTCCAATAGTGTTGGCGTTGCGGGTTGTGCGTGCGAATCCTGCGAAACAGCTAGGAGATGGGCATGAACAACCAAGCCATTCAACCAGACTGCACCTGCCTCCGTTGCCCCAATTGCGACGGCGAAGGCCGCTACGAGGCGCTCGTGCCGCGATTCGGCTACCGCATGGGGCCGGATCTGGTGGAGGCGTGGGTCACGTGCCCGCAGTGCGATGGGACAGGGCGGCGATTCGCGGAGGATTGCGCGGTGCATACGGAAAGCGAGGTGACGGCGCAATGAGATGTGAATGTGGCGAGGATTCGCGGTCCAATCCAAACCCGCGTGGAATGTATCTGGAGCAGGAATACAAAGCCATGAAGCACGCCCCCGGAGAATGCCCCGGAGATTACGGGGTTAAAACCTACCTGCGTGGTGGGATACCAATCAACCTGTGTTCTTGCTGCAACCTAACCACCGACGTGGAGGTAACCCGCCCATGAAACACCGATATGCCGGGTATTATCTGGACGAATCCGCCTCGGAGTGGGTCTTGCGCACCGAGATCGTGGCCACCGACGCCGAGGCCGCGCGGCGATCCCTGCGGGCGCATCTGGCCTCCGCGCACTACCCGCCGCAGTTAGCTGTTCGCGTAGAGAAAACCTGCTGCTGAGGAGAATATGAACAACGAAGACGAAATACTAATCACCGCATCCGTGAGCGTGGCCGGATCGCGCTACCAAGCCGCGCAACTGTGCCGCGACACCGCCCAGCGGATCATGGACGACGAGAAGGCCAACTACATCGTCGAGCTTCGCAGGCGTGCCGACGTGTACGAAAGCGCCACGCGGGAGCTGGTCGCGCTCGGGGCGGTCGGTCGCCCGCGCAAGTCGGCAGATCGTAAGCGCAAGGCGAAAGCGGGGGCTCCGGCAACCGCATGAGCACGATGGCCGTAGCGAATACCGCCCCGATGGGCGTGGACATTGAGCGCGTGTTGATCGGCGGGGACTTAGCGAGACTGACGCCGGATCAGCGCGTGGTGTATTACAACCGAGTCTGTGAATCAATCGGCCTGAATCCGATGACGCGGCCATTTGACTACCTGAGCCTCAATAACAAGCTGGTGCTGTACGCCCGCAAGGATTGCGCTGACCAGCTTAGGGCGCTCAAGGGTGTCAGTATCCCCAAACTGGAGCGCGAAGAGGTCGAGGGCCTTTACATCGTCACGGCGCACGCGGTCTTACCGAATGGCAGGCAGGATGCGGATACCGGCGCCGTTAATATCGCCACACTCAAAGGTGAGGCGCGGGCTAACGCGATCATGAAGGCGACCACAAAGGCCAAGCGGCGAGTCACGCTGTCTATCTGCGGTCTGGGGTTCCTGGACGATACCGAGGTAGAGACCATCCCCGGAGCCTACCGCGTGGTCGTGGATGACGCCGGCGCGGTCAAAGGGCCGATGGAGGGCACACGAGAGGCACAGCAGGCCATCGTGGACGCGGCGCTAGCCAAGGAGCCCCCCGCCACAATCGATAGCATCGGTGACCGCAAGGCCCAGCAGGACGCTGAGGCGCTTGAGCAACTAAACAGCATGGCCGTGCAGCACCCCCCGCGTGAGGATGCGGCCAAGGCCCCGGCAAAGGGCAAGACGGCCACGCCGAAGTTGGTCAGCGGCAAGATGCTCCAGGAGTTTCAGAACATCAAAGCGGAACTGCGCAAGGAAGCCGGCGACGATTCCGCGTACTACGGCGTGCTGGCTCAGGCGGGCTACAAAAAGTCCAACGAGATACCGGACCTCGAATCCGGCGCCATGGTCTACAAGATGATGAAAGCGGCTCTGGTGGCCCTGCGCGAGATTCGGATGAACCGCGAGGAACTGAAGGAGCTATCCGGCAAAGCGGCATTCATCGGCGGCGAAACGGAACTGCGGTTTCACGACGCCATCGCCAACGCGGGGTACAAGCTGCAGGCCGATATACCGCCCGATCAGTTGCCCGCACTGCTGGTGACCATCCGGGAGATCGTAAAATGAGCGAACAGCCTGAGGGAGTCCCCCTAGGGATGCGGATCGCGCGACTATTGACGGGCTACACGCTCGGTGAAGCGCTGGCGAATTGCCGCGTGGTGGAGCTTGAGCCTGACAACGTGTATAATCGCCCGCTCGAAGACGTCCCCGACCCTCCAGGGCACAAGCGGAAGCAGCCGCTGGAGTTTCGCGAGCCTGAAACAGGCGAGTGCTACATCGCAAGTGATGGAGCCTTTCGGAAACGCGGCGAAGAGAAGGGCAGACACTTCAACAGCCCAGATTGGCGCCGCATCATCCTACAGGAGCCGCCCAAGCCGCAGGAGCGGGTGTTCCTGTTCCGCGAAGGTGGGCCTGGTGGCGCTTACCTCAGTCGATCCGCCAGCGGCATAGGGGGCACCGCCACCGAGATTCCGGCTCAGGGCACGCCGGAGTACGAGGCGCTGATTGAGCGGCTGGTGCGGCAAATATTCACCCCGCGCACTCGCCAGTTTGACCCAAACGGAAGTTATGCAGCGGGCCTCCACGCCGTCCTCGCCGAACTCTTCAAAGCGGAGGGGAAGTGATGTATTACGAATCGACCGTTGACGACAAGACGCTGGTGCGCATCACGTGCGACCGGAAGCGCTGCGCAGAGTTTCTCAATGTGACGGCGCTTAACCACAACGCAGCGACCGGTATTGTCTATGACCAAGGCTGGCGAATGTACCGCGATAAGCAATTCTGCCCGAAGCACGCCGAGCAGGTTCGCCAAATACTGCATGGCAAAGCGGAGGCTCCCCATGTCGGGTGATCGCAATCCCCGCACCGGCCGCCCGCTGCCCTCCTTGCTTCCGGGATCCGTGGTGGTATGCATTTTAATCCTGCTAATCGCGTGGAGGTTGGCGGCGTGAGCGATATCGTGATCGACGTTATAGGGCTAATGATCTTTGCGTTTATCCTTGGCATGGTCGCGGGGCAAATGTTATTTGAGTATCTTATCCGAAAGGGCTGGTCGATCTACCAGCGAAAGCCTTAAGGCCGTGACGCCTTAGCCACTTCCGCCCGCCATTTCTCCAGCTCGGCCACGCGTTGCTCCAGCGTCGGCGGTATGGGCTGGCTGCCGCGAGTCGGCACCACATACACGCTGGGCGGTTCCTTCACCCCCATGTTCGATGCGTAGGCCACCCATTTTCCGTCTCGCGAGAGGTTCGCTCGTGGAGTTGCCCAGTAATCCGTCAGAGCATCTGAGCCGTGCGGCTGCACGATAATCCTAACATCTCGCCCGAACTCCGTGACGATGATTGCGTTGCGCAGGGGATCTATGGGCATGTTGGGATAGGCGTCGAACAACGAGTGCACCATCATCCCGCTCCCGTTCGCTCCGAAGTGCGCCCCGCTACCATACAGGTTTGCGGTATAGAGCTTCGTCACGTCGTCCATCAGGACTGCGCCGCGATTGAAGAACGCGCAGACCGCATCATGGGGCTGAACTTGGTTCTCGCGCGTCCAGAAAAGGAACTGCTGGCCATCGACCGTGGCTCCAAGCGCCGAGTGCGGAGTCTTGCCGTAAACGTAAGGATCGGCGGAGAGTTCATATTCAAACTGGAGTCCCTTGGGACCGATGCTGTAGATTCGCGCCGGGATGGACGCAACAAATAAATAGTGCTTCTTCGACACGCTGTCGAGCGCAGTCACGTCGGCATAGTTGGCGTCCGTGATCCCCGCCGTGCTGTAGCTCATGCCAAAGACGTGGCTCTCCTGATTCTTCGGCGTGCAGCCATTCAGATCGACCGCGCCGAACGCCTGCCCTTCCTTACTCAAGAGCGCGAGCCATCCATCGTCGCGGATATCGCAGGTACCATTGCCGACCTGAAGATTCGGGAACGCCGGCCGCGCACCGGTCGGCTTGCTCAGATCCGCGATCAGTGTGACGGTGGAGGTGTTGAGCAGCCGCGAATACAGGCATGCGCCGCCCGCATAGTAGAGCGTCTCATCGTCGGTCGGATGCCACCAGGCCCGCTCAATGTTGACATTCGGGATGTCGGGGTAAACTACCCTGCCGGTTTCGCGATCCAGCACGCTCGCCACCGCGCCGACGTCTGCGGTCAACACGTACTTGCTCGTGGCGCTGAACGCGCAGACCGACGAATAGGCGATGTTGTGGCCGCTCGGCGTCAGGCGGACGGGTGTTTGCAGATCGATGGTGACGTTCATCGCTTGCCGCGGATCATCCCCGCCCGCGCCCGTTTCGCGATGTCGGTCAGCTTTCCCGCGTCTTCGGTGCTCACCACGTCAGGCTTTACCCCTGTCCCGACATCCGCCATTACCGTAGCAACTGGAATCGTGCGCACCAGAATTTTTGCTACCGCCTTCGACAGCCGATTGATGAGATTTACAACGTTCTGCGCAGTCCCTGGAGGCAGTACCGGCGCGACGGCTCCGCTGAAGCATTCGGTGATCTTCGCGGCCTTGACCTGCTGGCTGTCGCTCGACGCGGCTTCATCCGAGGCACACGCGATCCCGCCCAATGCAGCGTCGACGTAGGTTTGCGCTTGCGGCGGCAGTGCTCCGCTGATCGACGCGGCTTCGAGGCCGATGATGAGCGCGTTTTCGAGCAGGTTGATGAGTGTGGTGCTCCACGGGCACTTCGCGGCCATCAGGAACAGGCTGAGGATCAGCCACGGAACGATAAGCAGGCGGTGGGTTCGCATGTGGTCAGTCTATCTCATTGCCCGCTGAAAAACCTCTCCGTGTCGATGCGCACGCGCTCTTTGGGCTTGGGCGCGGCCTTCTTGCGCGGGGCTTTCGGCTTGCGCTTCACCTTACGGGTCGCCATAACCAGACCAGATGCGCGAGCGCGTTCGATAGCCAGATCATATTTTCTCCGGCAGTTCAGGCCCCATCGCAGGAACGGGCACGACAGGAGTTTGCCCCGGAGCCGCGCCCGCCGCTTCGGTCGCCAGCTTCACTTGCGCCGGTCCCTTCACGATGCCCTTGTAGATGAGCCACTGTGCCGCGTAGCTCTGTACGGTCGCCCACGCCGATGCCGCCAGCGCGCCAGCGGTCAAGCCGGTGAGCACGAGAGTCCCGGTCGATGCATCGTAGGTATAATGCAGCCCCACTGAGGAGACCAGCGCGGCGAACCATCCGAGGCATCGATTCAGCGCGGCGGTGTTGTGGCTGATGAACGGGACTAGCTTGGTTTCCTTGAGCCACTGGATGACCGCGACCACCATCGACGCGGCGGTTATCGTCGGGATCAACTGATCGGGCATCTGTGGGTCGATAGCCAGCATGACGCTATTCTACACGTTTTATGATGGTTTGGTGCTCTTCGCCTTTTGGATACCCGCATTTGGGGGACTTACGCCAAACGCAAGGGCGTGGCAATATGGGCCATGCATTATTCAAATCTAGTTTTGATCGAAGAACCATCCGACATCACCGAAGAGTTGATCCACAAGGCCGTTTCTAGCCAGATGGGGGAACGGGCCGATTGGTGGGATTGGTGGCAGATCGGAGGGCGCTGGACCGGGCTGTGGGACGGCTACGATCCTTCCGCAGACCCCACCAATATCAAGCCCTGTGACCTTTGCGCGGGGACTGGCAAGCGCCCTGATGCGGAATGCGTCAACGGCTGCAATGGATGCAACGGCACTGGTAAGTCCCAGAAGTGGCCTACTCAATGGCGCTTTCGGGTCCAGGACGTAATCCCCGTGGAACTGGTTACCGAGGAGCATTATTCCAAAATCCATCGTGTTGTTTGCGACGAGGGATCCTTTGCCTCAGAGCGATACACGCCATGGAAGGAAGACATCCATGAAAAGTTCCCGAAACTCGAAATGCCTCCCCTGGAATGGCTGAAGGAGAGGCATAAAGGCCAACTGGCCGTAATTGTAGACAATCACAATTAGAACCTCCCCTGCCCGCTCCCAGCAGACATGCTAGAGCTAACCGGGATGCCGGGGGCAGGGCTTTCCACATGACACCTTTGCTTGAATGGATGGGCATCTACCACCCCGAGCCGATCAAGGTCTGGTGGGTCGCGCTCACCCTGCTATCCGTCGCCCTGCGCTGGTGGCTGGTCGTGCGCCTGATCCGCTCCCCCGGCTACCAGTGGCCCGGACTGTGCGCCTACCTGTTCGCGTCCTCCTGGGCCGTCCTCGCGCCGAACCACCGCACGTGGGGCATGCCCGTCGAGATACCGCTGGCGCTCGCCACGGCGCTGCTGGTGGTCGAGGCGGTCTCAGCTACCAGCTTCCTGGTGCGTGCGCCTGAGCGCCGCTACGCGCGAATGTTCGCCGCCGCCGTGGGCCTGCTGGTGCTCAGCGCGACCGTGGCGGCCGTCCCGCCGCCGTATGCCGGGTATCCTACTAGCTGGTACTTCACCCGGTTGTATTCGATGATCGCGGCGCTGGCGGTGCTGGTAGCCTCGGCGGTCTACTGCTGGCTGGAGCGCTCGCGAGTGGACCGCACGTTTCTGCTGCACAACCTGATCCTGCTGCCGTGGTTCGCCGTGCAGGTTTACGCGGGGCTGTGGCGGTCTACGAGCACGGAGCCGCTGCGCCCAGATCAGTGGCCGGTGCGCCTAACGGTGGTAGCGGTGCAGATTGCGTGCTTGAGCGCGTGGCATCTGCGGGTAGTGGAACCAACAAAAAGCGACGAGGGGTATTGCAAAACGCACGAATAGTGCTATAGTGATCTTTCGGCGCTGGCCGGATGTAGTTGGTTATCTACTTCTAATAGAGTAATCCCGGTTCGAGTCCGGGCAGGTTCCAAAAAAGCCTGTCGTCTAACGGTAGGACACTAAAACACCGACTGCGATATTTGCTAGCGCTGTAAAGTTTTGAGCGAGCCGGACGTCGAGGGTTATCTTCATAATGACAACCCCTCGGCAAACACATTTGCCCGCTCTTGAGAATTTCGCAGGCCGGACGGGGTTGGTTATCTTTGGCAAAAAGACGCTGGGTGAAATCCCCGGCATTCCCGACTCCACTATTTGCTTGCGATTCAGTTTCGGTAGGCCGGACGTTTCGGTTATCTACCACGTCGCTCCACGAAAGGCGTGCTGGTCTGCCGCCTGCGACCGTTGCAGACCAGTGGCGGAGTGAAATCCGTTAATTCCGTGGCGAATATTTGCTTACCGATTTAAAGGAGCACCATGAGCTACCTGCTTGAGCAGCCGACCGCGAAGAAAACCAAACAGTCCCAGCCGATCCCTGGACGTGAGAAGGAGATGACCCGCAATAACGCTGGCGGGTTTGCGTTCAAGGCCGATTCGTTCACGCGGCTGGAGCGATTCCTGATCCTCGGTTCTGAGGGCGGCACCTACTACGTAGGCGAGTCCGACCTGACGAAGCAAAACCTCGAGAATGTTCGCGCCTGTATCGCGCAGGACGGACTGCGTGCGGTTCAGGTAATCGAGGGTATCTCGGAGGCCGGACGTGCCCCGAAGAACGATCCGGCGCTCTACGCACTCGCGCTGGCGGCGTCCTACGGCTCGGATGAGAAGGTGCGGGCCGCTGCGCTGGCTGCTTTGCCGCGTGTCGCTCGCATCGGGACTCATCTGTTCCAGTTCTGCGTGTTCATCGACACCATGCGGGGCTGGGGTCCTGCGCTTCGCCGCGCGGTGGCTCAGTGGTATCTCGAAAAGCCAGCCGACAAGCTCGCCTACCAACTGGCGAAGTATCAGAACCGGAACGGCTGGACGCATCGTGACGCGCTGCGGCTGGCTCACCCGAACGCGAATCTCAAGACCGAGCATGCGGCGCTGTTCCGCTGGGCCGTAAAGGGAGAAGGCGTCCCTGAGTCCGGCATCATTCGCGGAATGGAGCTCGCCAAGGGAAAAGCTGAGGCGGAAGTCGCTGGGCTGATCCGCGAGTACGGATTGACGCGAGAGATGGTCCCGACTGAAGTGCAGAAATCCACCGCTGTTTGGGAAGCGCTGCTTGAAAAGATGCCGCTGGGCGCGATGATCCGCACTCTCGGGCGCATGGGGTCCGTGGGGTTGCTTGCGCCATTCTCGAACGCTAGCAAGACTGTGGTGGAGCGGTTGTCCGACCGGGAGTATCTGCGGAAGTCTCGCGTGCATCCAATTCAGGTTCTCGCAGCCATCCTGACCTACGCGCAAGGCAAGGGGCAAAAAGGAAGCCTGACGTGGACTCCAGTTCCGCAGGTTGTGGACGCACTCAATGAGGCGTTTTATCTGGCCTTCGATAACGTGGAGCCGACTGGCAAACGGTTCTATCTCGGAATCGATGTGTCGGGCTCCATGACTTACGGACAGGTTGGCGGGCTCGCGGGCCTGACTCCCAACATGGGCGCAGCTGCGATGGCGATGCTGATTACTAGGACTGAGCCGAACCACTTCATCGGTGGTTTCGCGACCAGCTTCGTGGATCTCGGAATCTCTAAATCCGACCGGCTGGATTCCGCCATGCAAAAGTGTCAGCGCAGCTTCGGTGGAACCGATTGCGCAACCGCGATCAATCACGCGCTAGCTAAGAAGTACCCCGTGGATGCGTTTGTGGTCATCACGGACGGAGAGACTTGGGCGGGGAATCAGCACAACGCTCAAGCGATCCAGCAGTATCGGCAGAAAACCGGCATCGACGCCAAGATGATCGTGATAAACATGGTGGCTAACCGTACCAGTTTGTCCGATCCTTCCGATGCTGGCTCTCTCGATGTGGTTGGCTTTGATGCTTCGGTGCCCACTTTAATCTCGGGGTTTGTCGGCGGGAATGGCTCAACGTCTTCCGAAGATACCGAATAGTGCTGAGTTCCTGACTCCAGCACAGACGGCGGTGATCTTCCAAGTAAAGGAAATCACCGTGCGTCTGTGGCTGCGCCGAAAGTTGATTCGTGGAGTCAAAATTGGGCATTCTTGGCGCATCCCGCGTTCCGCGATTGAAGATTTCAAAACCGGCTAATTCCCCCGCAACGAATCGCCCATCGCCGTGATCGCGTCCAGAATTTCGCGCTTGTCTCTGTGGCGTGCCAGCTCCAGGCGATGGATGCGCACCTCAAGCGATTTGATGCTTTCGGATTCCCCTAGTTCCTTTTCGATGTCGATGGTTTCGCGCTGCGCCGTGCGAGCTTTTTTGAGCGACCACCCGCTAAAGAAACTAGCCGCCGCCGTGCCGATGGCCGCCGCGATCTGCTGCCACAAGGTAAGCCCGTTGTTGGGATCGTCAGCGTACATGGCTCGTCTCTCGCGCGCGGCTACCAGGGCGGACCGCAGGGGTCGTAGAACACCCGCCCCGTCGCCTTGTCGTACTGCCAAGCTGATTCGGTGCGCTTCCATGGGCTTTCCTCCCGTCCTTCTACTGGGACAAGGTAGGTCGCCTGTACGTTACATCTCGTCTGATCGGGGTTCTTCGCGCCTACCCATGAGATTTGGCAGGGGTTTTCGTCGCCGTTATCGTCTAGGTAGGTGGATGCTTGGCCGATCTTAGGCCAGTGGCCTGCTTGCGTGACGCGCGGACTGGGTACACGATTCACCGGCATTCGGTTGCTCCCTTAGCCGTCGATTTTAGCAGAACTCGCGGATATTATTTTACGGGTGCGCCGAATATCCGCCAACCGATGATGACGAACAGCAGAAAATACAGCAAGCGCCCGCCGTATGCCGGCCAACCGATCGCACGGTCCTGCCAGATGCCGTAGAACAGCCAGAGCGCCATGAGCAGCCAATACCAAACTTCGAGTGTCATGCCTAGATTCTACTTCTTTTCTCCGTTCTGTACGCGCCGACGCTCCCGCTCTTCTCCGACCGCTTCGCCCGCCGCGCCTTTCATCCTGAGCATTTCGTCCAATCGGCTGTTCATCTGGGAATGATTCTTGCGCGACTGCATCAGGCCGAGGTACGAGAATATCGCCGCCACAACTGCGGGGATCGCTACGGCAAGGCTCTGGATCAGCACGATCTGGACGGGGTCGCTCATGTGGGTTAAGTGTAAACGAAAAGGGGGCTGGCCGAAGCCAGTCCCCTTCGCCTATCTGCTAATCGATTTCGTTAGGTAGTCGCGGGCGGTGCGCCGACAGCTTCCAGTTGAGCCGCGATCCCTTCGAGCACGGTGTTGAACTCCGTGTCGTCGGCTGGCGGATTCGCCAGAAGATCGCGAATGAGGTTTGCGATGCGAGTGGTCTCCGCGTTGAAGCGGTCCACGATTCGTTGTTCTGCTGCGGAAATTGCCATGATGATTGTGTCCTTGATTTGAGTTTGCTGGTGCGCCAGTGCGGTTAACTTCTTGGATATTTCGTCGAGCGCTTCGGACTCGGCGACGTGGACCGTCAGGTGAAGATGCTCGATCTTGATGGTCACGGGTCTAGTTTATCAGTTCATTCCCAGCGTGAGCCAGCGCCACCAGGACGGGCGCATTCCTTCCCATCCGGTTATCAGGTAATGCGCGTCGAGCGTGCGAATGGGGATGGTGAATCTCATGGTAGTGTACACGGGAACCCGAGCACGGCATTCTGAACCTGCTGGAGATGCGTGATGTTCTTGTTCGGATTGGGAGGTCCCGATTGAATCTGCAACCTCATCGCGTTTACATCGGCTTGGGTCGTTGCGCCGTCGCCGTCAATGTCGCACTTTGACAACGGTAGGCCAACGACCTGAGTGGGGTTTGTGGTGCAAGGTATCGAACCCCCTCCCGCGTCTGAGGCGTAGCACGAATTGATCGTGATGTTGGCGTTGCTCGTCGGCATCGTGAAACTGAGCGTGGAGATGATCGCGCCGGTCGGGATCACCGCCTGATTCGCGCCGTAGAGCAACACGATGGGATTCGGGAGTGCGGTCCAGACGGTCTTATTGGTGAGCGCAGTCGCGATGTTCCATGCAACCTGCGTGCCGCCTGCGCCTGACGTAACCGTGGTCGAGAATTGCGCCGCCACCAGCGCCCCACCTGTAGCGATGATCGTGCAGGACACCTGCGTGCCAGCGGGTGCGGTCGAGGGGCACGAGAGCACGTAATTGGTTTGTGCCCAAGCCGCGCCTACGAACAAAAGAGCGAGAGCGAGTATTTTCATTGAGTCCTTTTTGCCATGCAATCTGGTCCGATTTGAAGGATGTAGCAAGAACCCGCCGGCTGGCCATCCCAACTTCTGATGTGTCCGCCCGGTTGATTCATGCGCGACCAGTTCCCATGGACATACCGGGATTATCGCACTACTTCGATGCAACGAGGCGGTACACGCCGGTCGGTGCTAGCTGTCCGCACTGCGGATCGGGGATCGACTCCGCGAGGCACTTCCTGAGGCGCATGTTCTCGCCGCGCAACTGGAGCACGCTGTACTCGCGCTGTAGATCGTTCATGCCCTTCTGCTCGGCTTCGTTGAAGGGGACCAGGATTTGCTTGGGCGCGGTGGGTTCTTCGGCGGCCGATAAGCGATAGCCCTGATAAAATAATTCCGCTGCAGCGAATACCATGACTGCGTTGCGGGGGTTTGCAAAGAATCTCCTCATGGGCCTCCTACCGTTCGTTCTATTACTGTAAACCACGCAACTTGCCCCGCCGTGTTCGCGCTCGTGTTCAGGGAAATAAAATCCCCCGCTGTCATGGTTCCATCAAACGCCCGTATAGAGCTGGCCGCATCCGCTACCGACGCGGATTGGCTGATTGCATTTCCCGTAGCGCTCACAGCCCCGCCAGAGGGCACGACGTTCCATTGCACCGTCCGCGCGTTGCCGCTGTTGTTGATGTAGTTCAGCAGGTTTAGGACGCCTATTTGCCCCGCCGCCACCACCATCGCGGTCGTGCTGGCCGGTACGGTGTACAGGGTGTTATCCCCGGATGCGAAGGTGGTCACGATGATGGTGCGAATACGCGGGCCGGTCGTCGGCGTGACGAAATCGACCACGGAGCAAGAAACCACAGTGGTAGACGTGGCCGCGTTGTTGAGCAATACCGCCAAGGTCATTGTGGAATCCAGCACGAAACCAGATGTGGTGTTGACGCTAGCCCCGCCGCTCGCGATGGCGGTCACTGCGTAGAGCGCAAAATATGTTCCGCCTATCTTGACCTTGAGGGTGAAATTAGTACTGTTCGCCCCGGTGTTGGTGTAGGCACACCCATTGACCAGCGCTTGATGCCCGGATGCGGGCGTGTAGAGGTCCACGGTCGTGGTGCAAGTGGCGCAGGTGCGGGCCAGGTCACGAACGACGGGCATTGTCGCGCCGTAGGGCAAAGCCACCGCTCCATTGGAAAGCAATTGCAGGGATTCGGGTCCCCATGCCGCGGCCGATGTGCTTGTCGCAACGGGCACATTTCCTACAGCGGGCGTGCCGGAGATCGTGATCCCGTTCACTTTAGCTGTCGTGGTGGCGCAGCTTCCCGCCGAGGTCGTAGTATCGCCAGTCAGCGCAGGCAACCCACCGCAGGCTACAGTTACGGTTTTGGCTTCCACGTAAGCCGTGGTTGCCACTTTGGTGCTGTTATCGCCGGGGCTCTGAGTTGTGGCAACCGCGCTGCCCAACGAAAGGGTCGATTGTCCTTGTAGGCCGACGAACAAAGCCAGAAGGAAAACGACCGCAACTGCTATGTATGACCGCATTTTTTTTTAGTTGATGATGAAATAATCGAAGCATGCGGGGTTGACCGCTGGTGCCGCTGGCACTGAAATGGTGAAGCTCGTCGATGTGGTTCGCGCCGAAACAACCGGGAGCGCCACGGTAGCGTTGCACGTGATGCCGAGGCGCGTGCTCAATGAAGAGTCGAAGGTCACGAAGATTTGACTGTTTGCCGCTACCGCAGTTGTGCTCACCACAACCGTAGTCGCGCCGGCGTCGATCACGACCGCGCCGGCAGGGGCCGCTCCGCACGCCGCCGCGCCCGCTGAGTCCGCGCAGTTGGTCAGCGAGTCCACATGCCCGAACTGAGCCGTCCCGGTAACCGTAAAATTGTCATCTACCGATGTCTGCGGGTAAAACGTCAAGACCTTGGTCCCGAAGTCATACACAGCCACGTTGTCGCCGCTAACCTTATCGACCATGTACCAGCGGCAACTTGTGCAGGAGTTGTTATCCGCGTAGGTCCCCTCAACCCCAACCGACATGCCGCCATAAATCGGCGTCATCGCGCTAGCGTTGTAACCGTAATAAGTCAGGCTGGAATCAAAGTATTTGCTCATTGAATCCACGGTGGCGCGGTTATTTAGCACGTTGTAGCAATAACCCCCGCCCGTGCAAGCCGCCCCAGTTGCGTTTTTGGCCTCAAAGAATCCGCTGTTTCCGAAGGGCACCATCAGTCCGAAATTATTTACCGTGTTCAGCGTCATCGCCCCGCCCGACGCAGTCAGCGCCATCGCACCCCCGGAGATGTAGCTGAAGAACGTCGTAGATGTAATGCCATTCTCCAATGCAAAAGTCCCCGTCAGCGTGCCATTATCCTGATACGCTCCGTTCACTCGGATGTCAAAAGGGCTTTTGTAGACCACGCCTGCGTTCGGGTTGTTAACTTGAAAGAAAATTACATCGGCATAAGAGTTTCCCGCGCCCGTGTTCACTTGGGAGCTCATCACCACGTCAATCAGGCCGTTCAGTCCAGCACCATTCGATTCCAGCCCGAAGTAGTTTCCGGTCGATCCAGTCCCCTTCAAGTAGAAGTAAGCCGCGCCCGCCGGAAAGAGGATATCCGCTCCGGTAGCCGCAGGAACTAGACTTGCGGACGCTCCCCATGCGATGCTACCCACCGCAGTAAGGCTGTCGGTGGTCTTGTTGTATGTCAGCCCCGCATCGGCCCCAAAGAATGTGACATCGTTGAAAATCACCTGAGTATTGGAGCCGGGAGCAAGTTGGGATCCTCCCGAAACCGGCGCCCACGCCGATCCGTTCCACGCCAGACCCTGACCGGTCGATGGAGAGGCACTCGATACCGCGCGGTTCTGAAGCTTCACAACGGTATTGGCCCCTGATGGGCCGGTGACATCGCCGCCCAAACTCACGCCGCCCGCGCCACAAGCCTGCTGTCCCAACTTCTTGGACGAATTGACCGTCAGGCAATCTCCGATTATCCCGCCCTGCACATTGGTGGTGTTGATGCCGATATTCGCGGCAGGGTTCTGGCAAAACGCCCAGGTAGCCGCTAGGAGGAATGCAAGTAGTGTTCTCATAATCTCACCGTTGAGCGACCACGATCGGCATCGCCCCGCCGCTATAGGCCGACATGTAAAGCCGGTAGAACGCCGAGCGCCCGATATCGGTGTAGGCCGCGTTGCCGGTGTCTGGTGAGCCCGCGCTGGGCGTCAGGGTCGCGACCGTGGTAAAGTTAGCATCCTCGTTGATGCTGGCCACCTGCACGTCAATCTCGGCGTCCCCGTCGTCGCCCGACATGTTGAACGTCACCCCGCCGTCCACGCTGCCCTGCGTGCCACGGGCGAACGCGACGGAGGCGAGCCCGACCGCTGGCGTTTCGGTACCGTCGAACATCACGTAGGACTGCCCTACGTCGAGACAGGTCACGTTCTTACCGGGGTTGGTTCGGTTGGATCCGGCTTGGGGTACGTCATATTCCGGCATAGCTATTTGCTCCTCTTGGCTTCTCTCGCCCTGAACTCTTCAAGCGCCCTTTGGTTTTCCTTAAGGTTACTCTTTTGCACGCGCTCCCGAACAGGGTCGCGAACGTTCTTCGGGATTCCCCCGCCGCCCGCCTCCTCGACCAAAACCTCGGCATCCGGTCGCGCGATCGAGATGCGGCTGCGATCGATCAACCTCGGCGCCGGGATCGGCTGAACGGGTTGCGGCGGCTTCGGCGCTGCCGGGAATTGCATCCTCGGAGTCTGTATCCCTGGGTCGAACGATGGAACCGCCCCCAAGGGTGGCCGTATCGGGCCGGGTAGCGGCGCTTCGACCGTGGGCGGGCGTGGGCCAAGTCCGGGGAAGGATGAATAGTCTGGTGGTGGAGGAGGCAGTGGAGCGGGCGGTAATGTGCGAGCCTCTGGAGTTGGCCCCTCAATGGCCTTCGCTAGCCTCTGCGCTGGTATCGCCTTAGTCTCATTGAATGCCTGTTTACCCGCCTCGGTGGCCTCCCGGATAACCGGACCAATGTAGGGGATTCTGGTAACAGCCCGAGATGCGCCAGTCCCAAGAACGGCGCGCGCGCCTGCTGCGGCTGATGGGACACCCGACCCGAACAAGCCCATCAGCGCATATTGACCAGGGCCTCCCTCGTTATCGTGAATCGGCTGCGTTCCGATCTTGCCTTCCGGGTACAGATCTAAGGGATTAGGGAGGCCCTTAACATACTCGCTAACGCGATGGGCGATTCCTGGACCTCCAGAAGGTTGAGGTGTGGAATCCAGCCCTGGAACCTTCGGACGCGGCATCGTGGCAGGTGCGGCTACGCTGGCCGGAACGTCGTCCGTCTCGATCTCGTAGGTCCCGTTATCGGTTTTGATGCGGTACTTGCCCATTACTCGATCTTGGTCACTTTCCTGACCGTGCCCCCGTTGTACTGCTGCCCTACGGTTGGGATTCCTCCGCCCCCAGTGCCCGCGCTTGGCTGCTGCCCATTAAGGCGGTAATCGATTAGATATTGCGTGCCCTTCGGGACACCAGCTTGAACTTCGATCCTGCGCCCATACTCGTTAAAGGTACGGTCATAGTTGGCCTGTGATGCCGCGAATTTCTTGGTAATGGTGTCCTTCATTTGGCGACGCGCCTGATCGGTCAAAAACGGCGTGTTGCTAAAGATGCGCTGGGCGTTAAAGCCCAAAGATTCCGCCCAACTTTGCGCGTACTTCTGGACGGTGTTGTATTCACCTTCACGCACGACGCTATCGGGGTCCATCGCTTTCGCAAAAGCGTAGACCAACGCTTGATCGTCCGTGCTATTCGCGCCTGCTCCAGTCCCGAGCTTACTCACTAGAGACTGCGCTTCCTGAATTGTGTTGAAGCGCTTCACGTTCGGCTCACCGTCGAATTGATTGGCGATCTGCATCACACGGGCACTCTGCGGGTTGGTTAATCCGCCCGTCGTGATGGCGATCTGTTGGCGTTTGCGGTTGGCATCGTCAGTTTGATACTGATCGAAGGTTTTCTTCCCACCCTGAGAAACGTAGTACTCGTAATTACGGATATCGGTGGTGCTCTGCTCTGCTCCGGGTGGTTTGTCTGGGATCGCCCCAAAGTCATGGACAGGCTCAGGGTTCCCTTCCTGCATCAAAAACCTGTGCATTTTCCCGTCCGGCGCCGGAAGATCCTGAGGCGTGTATTTGGAGTTGGGTTCGCCCTGATACACCACTTGGCTTGTGGGTGTACCGCCCTCATCGAATGAAATACTCAAAACCGTTCCGTCTTTTGTGGTCGTAATGTGCGGTTCGCGTTGCTGTGGAGTCTTCCCGACGATGCTCTGATATTGCGCGAGCTTCTCAGGGTCCTGGTTGAACAACTCCACCGTGTTCGATGGCGGCTTGTTCTGTGGGTTTTCCAACCCTGCGGCCTGCGCCTCGGCATGACGCGCCTGCGATTGCTCAAGACCGCGCTTGCTCTGATCGTTCAGGACGCTCTGCTCATCCGTGACGGCATTCTCGGCATTGGCGAGCTTCAACTGCTTGTTGAGCATCGTCCCCGGAATCACCTGCGCCGCCCGTGGTGCGAACGTGGTGAGGAGCGCGTCCCCGGCGTATCCCAGGCCACGTAGGAACTTGTTATGGTGGTGAATCGGCGGAGCCTGTTCCGCTGCAAGTCTTGCCTGTGCGGGCGTAGCGATAGGTTGGGCGGGTTGCGGCGATCCTGGAGCCTCTTGGCTCATTCCACGTTGCCACTGATCCGCGCCTGCCGGTACCGGCATCGGACTAGCCGGGGACGGCATCCCCATAGCTCGTTCGGAAGCCCGCTGGATCGTCGAATGCATTTCATCCATTGGCCGCTGTGGGATTGTGTCCCGTGGCGGCGGCAATGCGATCGGCCTAGGAGAGCCCGATGGCCCCGCAATGGGCTGGGCGGGCATCGGCGGCTGCTCCACGGGGCTGCGATCCATCGTGTTACCCGGTCCAGGAACGGGCGCTGCCGTGGTGCGCCGTACAACCTCTTGCGCCTGCGGGCTCAGAGTGGCGTGCGCGTTCGATGCGGCCCGATCAATTTCGTCGAGGATCGGGTTGCGCATCTTGTTCGGCGCGCCGCCTACCGGTAGTGTGGAGAATCCGCCCATATTATCGATGAGGCGCGAACAACGGCGCTGCCCCTCCTGCCGCACTCAGCAAGGGCGACATGATGTACTTCGACCAGTTCCAGCTTGCATCTTTCGCCCCCGTGTCGGCATTGACGTTCGACGCAACCTGACCAAGCGATTGGCCTGATCCCGCCAAACTCGTGCCGTACAGCCCCTCTTCGCCGCGAACGGCTTCCTTGCGCTGGTTCTCCTTCAGTTCGGTGTCAGCCATGCGAGTACCGAGCGTGGCTTCGGATAACTGCCGCCCGCCCTCCCGCGCCGCCTTCCCGAGCGCCATGCCCAGACCGCCAGCGTTGCGCGTGCGCCCCTCGATCAGCGATGCTTCGCCGGTAGCCGCTGCCTGCGAGCCGCCCGCGCTCTGTTGTGCGGCGGTGTCGGCGCGTGCGATATCTTGCGGACCCATGCCCTTGGGGTTTGCGGCCTGCGCTGCGAGTTGGGGGGCCAACGAACTGTATAATGCGCCCGACTGGTTGAACAGCGCCTTATTTTGCGCGAGTCCGGTTGTCGCGCCTTCTTGAGCCTGCGGTGAGCCACGGGCCATTTTAGAAGTCCCTCGCCAAGCTAAACCAGTTGCGTACCCAGCCAAAGTTGTTCATCAATCTTCTCCCGAAACTCTTCTCCAACGAAGGCGGCAAAAAGCAATTTACTTGAGTATAGTCTTTCTTTCTCAAAACGGTAGCCATACCCTCATGAAGTATCCGAATCCCCCGGAGCTTCGCCGCTGGATGCAGCGATTCATCGCACCACAAGAAAAGCTGGATGATCCGTTCCGCCGCTACCGCCATGATCGGGATATCGCGCTCATCAGCAATCACCAGCACGTTTTCCATGAGCGGCCCGCGCAAGTCTGGGAAAGTGTACGCGAGTCCGCTCAGTTCGTGGATGTTGCGCAGGGTCGGAATATCTGCGGGAGTCATGGCGCGAATGGTCATCGTACTGGTGGTTTCCCTTCGACCGGACGAAACGGAGCACGCCCAGGCCCTTGCAAGCCCACTCCCGGTGCACCAGTCCCGCTGCCTTGTGATGGGAGGAACGCTGGTCCAGGTCCACTTCCTCCACCCGCTACCGGTATCGGCTCGACCGAGGAACCGTGATACGCCGGTTCGCTCGGATGCGAACTACCATAGGACGAATACGCCCGCACGTACCGCGTTTGGCTCCCTACCGGAATGTCGATGTTGCGGCCGCCGCCCAGTTCGATCACCTGCGGGTTGGTGAATTGCGGATTGTCGGCGTGTTCCACCCAATACGAGATCCCGCGATAAATCGGGTTATGATCCTGAATCGCAACGCTGAGGTGCCCATCTCGCGCGGTGACGTTAACGCCATTGATTGGCGGCGGCGGATCGGGTTGCCCACTCGGGTTCGCATTCACTTGCTGTTGCCCGTTCGATACCTGCTGCGCCAAGTCCTGCAGCGCCTCCGCGAGCTTAATCGGAAAGTCGCGCGACGTTGGATCGGCCGTGCGGAGAAATGCGAGATTCTTCACTTCAACGCCCATCAGCGGTTACTCCCCCTGACCGGCAAATGCCGCGCCGGCCGGAATGTCGCCACTACTCGCAGAAGCTCAAAGCATCCCGTGGGGCTGGAGCCTACCGGGATACCACCCGCGCCCATGCTGCAACTGGCTTCCGGTTGCCCGCCCTGCGTGTTCGTGGCGGTCACTGTAACATCGTCACCATTGCTCACCGTGAGCGTATTACCGGTCAGTGATCCGCCCGTGCCGGTGAGTGTGTAGCTGGTGGTATATCCACTCGGTCCAAGTTCTATTAATTCATAATCTCCCGGCGCAAGGGTGACGGTGTGGCCGACTGCCGCCAGCGCGATCAGTGCGCCGCTTTGCCAAAACTGAAGGGTAAAATCCGTAGGTACCGCCGTGCCGCCGATGACGGTCTTGTTGAAGGTGACCGTGGCATCCGTGACCGGGACGGTGGTGAATAAGTAATACTGGACATCGCAGAAATCCGCCGTGACCGGCGTAAACATGCCCGTCGTCACACCGAGGCTGTCATCGGCCAAGATTGTGGCGGAACTGAACTCAACGGTGTCAATCCCCGGCGGTGGTGTCGGCGGGTCAACGTCCAGGTCCCAAAAGACCGTGGGCGTAGACCATACCCCCGCAATCTTTTCCGTCATGTAAATCTGATGCTGGGTGAAGCCATTCCCAGGAGAAAGGATGACTTCGCGATCCCCATCCGTCATCGCCCATACGGGCCAGAAGAAAGTGGTGTCCTCTACTGGATCGTAAACGATAGGCGTATCTTCAACAGTAAACGTTGGGTTGCTGGCGGGAGTCCCACGAAGGATGCTGGAGTCACACACGCTCGCGAATCCTGGATGGGATTTACCAAACGGGAACGACACCTCATCGCGCGTAGCGTTGTACATTCCATAATCAATCTTTGTATGCACACTTCCGCCAACTTCGGTGTAGATGGTTTGCACAGAACTGAGAACACCCGCCGCCCAGCGCTTATGAAACACCGGCTGGTTGCTTCCACTAAAGTTCTGATAGATGATATGTACGCCGTCTGCACCGTCGCGCAATGTTTGATGCAGGAACGTATTCCCAGCGGCCCCTACTAACGCTGCCGCAGACCAAGAGCCGCTATAGAGCGTCCACCACACTTGAAGTGTTACGGAGCCCGACATGAAACACACAAGCGTTGTGCCGTCCGACAGGTGATTTAGGAGAACAACGGGCTTCACTCCTCCGCCTACATCCACATGAGGTCCGCCCGTAATTGGCGATCCCCACGTATCCGTCGTCATGTCGAAGTCGATCAGGTTTAGATCAAAAGAGGCGTCTATATAAGCGCAGTGAATTGTGGTTTCCCCGATTTGGAAATCGGTTGCAGCACCCCAGATAAGAGCCGACCCGCCTGAAGTAAACTCGGGGGCGTTCGCGGCGTCTTGCTCTGCCCATGTCTGCCCACCATCCAGGCTCTTGAATACCGAAAGGAATAATGTGTCTGGACCGGCTATCTCGTGAACATTTGCACACCCGACATAGAGCGCTGTGCCTTTTTGGAATGGCCCTTGCCAGTGCCGCAGAAGGGGCTGTCCGACCTGATTCAAGCTCGTATTGATGAGAAAAGGAGTCGGCATCTAGGCTTCCGTGATCGTAACCCCGTGCTTCAGTGCCGCTGCGCGCGCATCTTCGCGCGTGTCGAACACCAGCCGCTTGCCGTTTTCGAGCGTCAATTTAACCTGCTTCACAATTCCAGGAGCCAAGCGTTCCCCGCCGCACTCTTGATCCGAGCATCGATGAATGAAGTCTTCCAGTATAGCTTTCATGGCGTTGGTGAAAGATCCGAATCGGTAACTCTCACTGTATAATTAAACGGCCCCGGCTCGGTCGGGATGCCGCTGATTTCTCCCGTGGTCGGATTGAGCGTCAACCCCGGCGCAAGCTGGCCCGCCACGATCTCAAACAGGTACGGCGGCACACCTCCCTGAACCGTGATGAAGCTGCTGTAAAATACCCCAACCTCGTAGGTAGAATTGGCGCATTGGATCTGGATCGGCCCATCCACGAAGGTATCCGTAATGGTGACCGTGGCGCTGTCCCCGTCGTGCATCGTGAGCGTGCTGCCCGATAGCGTCGGTGACCCCGCGTTGATGGTCAGCACCCACGATCCCGCCGTGAAACCGGGGATGGGATTCTGCGACAGGGTATACACCCCCACCGCTACCGACGTCGCCGAGAAACCACCCGTGCCGGACACTGTAACCGGCCCCGTGGCCTTGACCAGCGATGGCGAACCGATGCCGCCGCTGATGACCTGGACCGCCTCTAGTGTGGCCCCGGATACCGGTGGAGGAGCCGCCGCGCCCCAACTGTACGGCGTGCCCCACCAGAACGCGGGCGAGGTCACGATGAGCCCCACGATTACGACTACAGTATCGTCCGCAAGGGTCTTGGCGTAGATTGGCCCCATCTGCTGCAAGAGCGTCGGCGGTGTAGGTAAAGCCAGATTCTCGTTGTAGTACGTCGCTGGAACAGACCACGGCCCATTGAGCGAACCTGCCGAGGATTGCTGAATCGTCAGGTACCGGCTAAAGTTGAACTGGAACACCCAGAATACATCGAAGTGCGTGCCGGCGGCGTTGCTCGTGATGACCGTGAACCCGAATGAACCGAACGGCAGGGGATCGACCAGCCCGTAAATCTTGAGATCGACCACCCGCCAAACTGGGGCATTGGAAGGTGTCCCGATCAGCAGCGAGACCGCCGCGCGATTGTCTACCCCTACTTTGACCGTACGGAAAATAGGGAATACGACCGAATCGGAATTGGCATCGTAGAGCGAATCCCACCACGTTCCGCTGTTGGCGGACGCGACCAGCGGAGTATTGCCGCGCGACGTGACCGACACGCCGTCGTAAATCGCCCACATGAGCGTGCCCGACCGGAAGCCGTTGCCCGATCCGCGCCCGTATAGCATCAACACATCGCCGTCAACATTCAGGCTCGCCGCTTCAAAGAAGAAGTTGTAGCCCGGAGGTGAGGTGCTCGACCCGTCGTCAACATTTACCGGAGCCTGCCACGCTACCGGCGAACCGCCGTAGGTGATCGCGAATAGCGGCTGGCCGAGCTCGTAATACAGCAGCGTGATATCACCCGACCCATGGACCAGTTGCGCGAAGTTTCCGACGTTCGCCGGAGAAATGACCACTCCCGAAGGGTTTTCCGCGCTGAACGTCGGGCCCGCCATGTCAAACTCACAAATACAAAGCTCCCCGGAGGGATTCTGATACCCGATGTTGATGACGGTCCCGCTCCCGATGTAAAACGGGTAGACTCGGGAGTACCGGTAATCCGCGGTCGAGCAGAGCGGCCCCATTACCTCGCGTGTTCTGGTGACTCCCCCGTCGGTCGATTTGTACGCGACGATATTTGGGCCGGTGATCGCATCGGGGTTTTCGGCGATGACGTACCACAGGTCTGTGCCATTCTCGTATGGCCCCGGCTTGCCGCTGGTGCCGCCCGTTCCTGAATTTCCCCCGCCTACGCAGTGAGCGAGCGGATACGCCAGAGTCCCGAAGATGGTAGGGGCTGGCTGGCTCATATCGTCCCCGCGAATCCTTCAAACTTGAACGCCATCCGCTGGCCTTCCGCCGATCCACCGGGCCATTCCTGGTCGAAGCTCTGCGTAGCGACCAGATTCCGCTGGCAACCCAAAGGCCAAGGATTGTTCAACTGGTTCACCAGCACAGACACGTTGATGTGGTTCCCGCTAGCCGAGGATCCCTCTGGGATCTGCGCAAGCCACTGAAGATACGCGAGCGTCTTCCGCTGGCCGCCGAGCCCCACCGCACCCTCGATCTCAGGCGACGGGAAGAAATAGGTAACGTAGTACCAATCGAACACGCCGAAATCGTCGTCGGTGCATTGACTGGCAAGGTAATAGACGTTCCCGTACCCCGCAACCGGTGGGCTCCCGCCTCCGGGGATGGTGCCCGTTCCGCCCAGAAACACCGGGACGCTTTGGCCGGAGCTCGAGAACATAATGGCCGCCCCGTTCATCGGCCGCATCCAGCGGGTCCACTTCCGCGCGTGATCGCCTGACCGCCCGCGGCCTGAACCGACCGGCATCGCCTGCGCGATCTCATAGGCGGTATCGAGGTTCTTGTAATCGACCACGTAGATCCGCGTCGGCGCACTGCCTGAAATGGGTAGGCCGAAGTAGATACGGCGCGTCACGGAATCGTTGAGCGCCCAAATGGTTAGGAGCGCCCCGGTATTGACCCGGTTCCAATCGGGCTGGATCTCCTGCATTAGCTTCCACGGCTGGTCCCCGCCGAAGATCCGCGCGCATCCTTGGCTGGCCCAGGCCATCCACTCTTCACCACCGGCTCCGGTCCCATCGTCCGCCTGCGAGACGGTAAGGCCGAACGCCGAAACCGCGCCGCACTGCGTCCCTACCTCGGTTACCGTCCACCCCGCGGGTTCGGTCACGCCATTGTTCACGGTCGAGTGAAGCCGCCCACTGGGATCTCTCGTGAGCAGATACAGGGTGCCCCGGATCACCGCGAAGCACATAATCTTGTGGGTATCGTCCGAAGGTCCAAAAGGGCCGCTCACGCCGTCGAAGCCCTCCGGGTTATTCCGGTAGGAACCCACCATCAGCCGATCCAAAAAAGGGTTATCGGCGTAGATCACGTTCATTTCGTCAACCAGTCCTGTCGCCACAATTGACAATTGCATGTCGGTCGGGATGGTGGCCGGAGTCACCACCGAGAAAGCGCCTTCTACCCAGCCTGAGGTAGCGCCCTGCGACAGCGTGACCGTGGAACTAAACCCGGTGGATACCGACAGGATCTCGGCGGACAGGGTTGCGTTGGCCTCCAGCCACGCGCGAAAGCGGTAAGCCTGGTTCGGCCGTCCGATCGCGGCGCCGTAGGAATCCTGGTAAAACGACTGCGTTAGCGTCCCGCTGCCTGTGCCTAGCCATCCAATCCCATAATGGCCGGTGGTGAGTGCCCCGGACCCGCCGCTGTCGGTCCAGCCGGTCGGAATGGTGGGAGTCGAGGGAAACGCCCCGCTATCGAAGCTCATGCCGAGCAGGTTCTGGATCACGTTGCGCATCCCGTAAGCAATCAGGCGATCCGCGTAGTATCCGAAGCCCAAGCAGCTATCGAGAATCATCTGGGATGCGAGATCGTTCCCCATCTCCGAAATACCGATGCCCGCGAACAACGTGGGATCGGCGAAGTCGAGCACCACCGCAGTGGTGGTATTGTCGTCTATCTGCGTGGACGTTCCTACGATTTGGCCGTTCACCTGAGGCGTAGCGGGGATGTAAAAGAACTGCGAGCCATCGACGCCGGTAAACGCGAGAATCCGCGCGATCACGTTCGGCGGACCGATCGGGATGTTGGTTACGGTCAGATATTGGCCGCCGTTGGCCGTCACCCTCACCGCTGGACTCGGTTTCGTGATGGCCTTTTGGCGCGTCACGTAGAGCACCACCATCTGATGCACACCCGGAGCGATTTGGCCGTAAGGTGTGACCGTTCCCACGTCGAGCGTGATGGCATCCGGGCCCGCCTGCCGATACTGGAACGTGGTTGCGTCGGGGACGGCCGAAACGTAAAAAATCCCATCCCACGCCTGCGTAACCAACCCGGCATCGTAGCTGCCCAAGTCTAGGAACGTGCAATCGGCATAATTGAGCGCGACCTGGAATACATCAGGGCTGGGAGTCGCCACCACTTCAAACGTATTCGCCGCCGCGATATCGGGAAACGGCCAGTTGATGAGCAAGTCCGCCGCTTCTGGTCCTGGATTATTGGTCGGCTCCGCTTGGATAAAAACGAACTTCTGCGGAGTAACGATCTGCGTCACGAATGCCGAACAGTTGAACGTATCATCAGTGGCATTCTCTACCGTGATGCTCGCGCCGACAGAAAGCCCGTGCGGTAAGTTTGTTTCCGCCGTCACCACCTGCCCCTCACGGGACATAACGGTAATTGTCACCGCAACTGGAGGGCTACCATACTGCGGAGCTTGCGCCTTGACGCCGATGATGTCGATGAAGGTGCCTGGAGCTAGCCCGTGCGCCGCGTGCGTGGTAACGGTCAGCATGCCTGGAAATTGCGCGTTGTTGATGACCAGCGAAACAATCCCGCCGCCGATGGTCGTATTGGGCGGCACGCCTGAAATCTGAGCGCGGTAGCCCACCTGTAAGTTGTGGTCGGTGGCGGTCGAGACCGTCACGATGTTATTGGCGCGGGTCATCGTGTAGGACGCTACCGTGGCTGTTCCGCCGGTCCCCGTCTCAAACGTAGTGTAATAGGCGTCCGCAATGATGGTGTTATCGTCCACGATCTGTGCGACCGGAAACGACGTATCCAGGTTTAGATTGGAGCTACCCGCGATGATGATGGGCTGGCCGGGGAAGACCGCCAGTGCCCCGCCCGCTACGATGATTTGCAGCGACCCGTAGCTCTGGCTGCGATCTCTGAAGTTGATGGTGGTAGCCGATACGATAGTCAGCACCACGCCGCTGCCGGTCACCATAGAGACCGCGGGTAATTGGAGGTTGGTGACCGTGGGCGCCGCGCCGGGCCCGTCCTGAGTCACGCGGTCTAGATTGGTGCCATCGTACTGAAGGGGCACTTCTTGACCACGGAGACCGTCCGATATGGCGATATACTCGCGCCCGAACGCCGTTACCGACTTCGCGTATAGCCCTAGGCCGGTCACGCCGATGACCGCGGGAGTTCCGCCGAAACCGCCCGTCTGTACCAGAAATTCCCCCTCAGAACTGAGGTACAGATTGCGAACCACGCCCACTGGATCGAGATAGGTTTTGCCGTATGTGAATGTGGCGCTGCCGATCGCAGTCCCGAAGATGGACCGAAACCCGGGCCGTGATCCGACCTTGCCGGGATTAAAGATGCACTCCTGATTGTCGGGACTCGCGCCCTCGGGTAGGTTCATCGGCGGCATGTCGGTGACAAGACCGCCGAACGTGACCAGCGCTAACTGGACATTGGTATCTTTCGATACGGAACCCTGGACATTGAACGCCATCGCATCGGATCAAACAAACGACGGGAAGGCCGCTTCAAACCGGATGTTCGGTGATGGATCGGTATCGGTCAGCGCCGCGGGATACGCCGATCCTTGCGAGATTTGCACCAGATTGGCCGTGGTCACCTGGAGCAAGCCGTTCGCGGACGTGGTGCCGCGCGCATAGAAGAACTGATAAATCACCGGAGGCTCGCCCGCGGTCGGCTCCTGCCAGATCCGAACCCATAGCGGAGGCTGCTGGCTCTTGATCTTGTCGAAGCCGCTGAAGTCGAGCGTGTCGCCGTCGCTGGACGCCCCGCCGTAGTTATCGGAAAGGGTCAAGGTTCCCAGAACGTGCTCCTGTGATTGGGTGAAATCGACTCCAGCGCCTGGATCGACCGCCACCGGACTTTCAATAGTTACTGTTACGGCCATTGTGATGCTCCTTTAGTTTGTTTACCAACCGCCCCAACCGTTCCCGTAGGCGTTTCCATCCAATCGTCCACTTCTCGATAACCGGCGAATGTTCACCCGCTGCTTTTGGCGCGCGTCCCGGTTGTAGATGAGCTTCGCCGAGGCTTCCGCTTCCGCGGTCAGTATCGCCGCGTCCATCTCCAGATCCGGCCGCGCCCGCGCAATCTCCGCGCACACGTAAGCCGAAAGTGAATCGCCACACCGCACGATGGGCACCTGCTGTTCGTACCACGGCGTTGACGGACTCCCGGTTTCCGCCAGGTCCGGCAGGAAATAGGCGAACAAAATCCGCAGATCCATCGGGTAGTTCGCCCCGACCATGTAAATGGTGTCGTTTCGCCAGTCCCAGATCTGATTCCATGCGGTCTGCTGAATATTCGGCATCCCGTCGAGCCACTGGACCATTTGCGTAAAGGGTGCGTTCGATCCGGTCGGCCGCTGCCAGAGAAACATCGGGATAATCAAGTCCTGCGGAAGCGCGATCGAGGTATCGACCACCGTCCCGTTGTCGTAGCCATTCCAATCGAGCGAAACCTGTACGGCAGGATCGCTGGAAGTTTTCGCCGCCAGTCCGGTCAGGATGGTTTCCTTAGTGAACTTGCTGTACCCGAAGTTCGCCAGAAACATTTGCAGCTTCCGGTAAGCCGTATTGAACACCTGCTGCATGTACGGCTGATTGCTGATGAGAACGTCCGCCGCAGCCCCGTTGAGGCTGTTCAGGCGCGTCTTGACGGTATTCAGGATGGTAGATACGTAATCGTAGGGAGTCGCGCCCGTGGCTGGCGGAATCGACGGGATGACCCATTCCTTGCGCAGCGCGTCGTTCTGTAGCTCGCGCTGGATCAACTTGAGGGTGGCCGCTTCCGCTTTGGCGTCGATCGCAGCCCCGTCCAGGTCGCCACGGGAATTGGCGAACTCCGAGCAGATGTACCATGCGAAAGCGTCCTCACACCGCATGATCTGGACGGGATTGTCGTACCAGTAGAGCGTGATCGGGCTCCCGACGTCATCGAACGGTGCCAGGAACTGGATATAACGAAGCTCGAAATCCATCACCTGCGTTGAGCCGGGAATGGTTATCTTGTCGTCATCCCAGGTCCAGTTGTAGTTGCGATTCTGCTTGGGGATGCCGAAAATCCCATTGGAGACGTATTCCATCGGCGTAAACTCTGCCGACATGCCCGTAGATCCGTGAACGCGCTCTTTCAGGCGCAATGGAGTGGTCAAATCCTGCGGTAACACCGGACCGGTCTGCAAAACGGCCCCATCGAAGTACCCTGTCCAGTCGATGTAGCAAAAAACACCAGGATCGGCGGTCGCCACCACGGGAGCGCTGCTCAGAATTCGCGTCTTTACCAGTTTGGAGAAATTCTGAGCGACCAGCGCCTCCTGGAAGCGCTGCCACGCCGCGTTTACGCCCTGCTTGGTGAAAATCGAGTTATCGTTGATGACTTCGCCGCCGATTTGCCCCGTGGGAGCGCCCGTGGGCGTCTGAATCGCATCGTTCAGGCGCACTCGTGCCGTGTTGAGCACGTCCTGAACGATTGGATAAGGAGTAGTTGGCATCTTTCGCTAATTTTCGCGGAACTTTCGCGGAACTTTCTCCAACTTTCGCAGCCTTTCTTTTCAGCGACTTGTATCTTTCGCGGAACTTTCTCCAACTTTCGCGCCTTTCAACTTGTCGTAGAGCGCCTGATCGACGATTTCCTTGCAGTTTGGGCAACGCGCAAGCCCCTTCCGCATCGGTTCTCCGCAGAATTTGCAGTCTTCGCGGCTGGTGGCGGCCATCGCGCGACCGATCCACGGGTGTTCCGCTGCCGATAGCCTTAAGATTCGCGCTGCCTCGTGATGACGGCCCCGGATGGTGTCCTCGGCGGCCTTGGGACCTTGCCCGATGGCGCTATCGGCCTCACGGATCAGGGAAGCCAGTTCGCCCTCGTGGAGCGCCTTCTTTGCCGCGGCAATCTGCTCCTTATTGGGCGGCCACTGCTCGCAGATCGCCACGCCACAGCGCGTCAGGGAGTTTGCGGGCAGGTTATGCGGCCCGATGCCCACGATCTGCTCGGCCGCGTAGCGGCCCTCCTCCGTGATGATCTTGTCGGTGGTCTCGGAATCCGGGTAGGGCTCAAACAGCAAGCCGGGGATGATGACCGGATCGGAGTAATCTTTGCCTTCCTCGCATCCCTTGATGACGAACGTCCCGAGCGTCCCCATGCGCCGGCGGTAGGTCCACGGGCTCACATTGAAGATGAAGACCTTCTTCTGGTCCGCCAGAGCCTTGACCATATCCGGGATGGGCGCCTGCTTGCGATGCGTGAGGCGCTTGTAAACTCCCGAAACCTCCATCGGGTTGCCATGGAATCCGCCGATTCCGGTAGGTGCTGATGCCATAATTTCTCCTTTAAAGTGCGCTGATGTTGGACCGGCTCAACTGGCCCGGTTTCGGCCTGGTGCGCCCCACGGTGGGCAAGCCCGCCTCTTGCGCGGTCAATTGCACCGGCATTGTTTTGGTACCGCGCCCGCCGCCTGGACCGGACATCGGCCGAGATCCGAACGCCGGCAGAGCGTTGCCGATGATGTCTAGCTTGGTAGACTTGCGGCTGGCTTCGTCCTGTTCCGCCGCTTTCCGGCATGCGGTCAGGTTTTCCGCGAACGGCCGCTTGCGGCTCTCTTCGATCCACGTGACGAGCTTGTCGATATTGGCATCGACCGGCCCGCACGCCTCGAAGTAGTGGCAGGCTTCATATTCGCCGCGATGCGGATAATCGCCCAGAACAGCAAGAATGGGGTTGCTGTTCCACTCCTCAGGGCTGCACCGCGCGAACTCAAATGGCGGTACCCACCGCTCCATAACCCAGCCCGTCCGCCCCGGATACACCGGAATCTCGCGGGCCACGTCGCTGCCGGTGACGTGTTTTGCCACAGCGGTGTGGCGGCGCGATTCTGCCCAGATGATGCGGTACAGGTCTTGCCCGTAGGGATTCGCCCCGAACCGCTGCATCGAAACCGGGTAGTGCGTTAATTCCATAGTGAAAAGGCGGGCGGCCCCTCCCCCAGAGTGCGACCGCCCCTAGGAGAATCAGTGCCCGAAGATTCCGGTCGGAATCGCGATGTCTTCGAGGAACGCGCCCATGCGGGGCTGCACGTTGCGCACG